ATGACGAAGAAAAAAGCACATAAACCTGGTTCGGCGACCATTGCGCTCAACAAGCGTGCTCGCCACGAGTATTTCATCGAAGAAGAATTCGAGGCCGGCCTTGCGTTGCAGGGCTGGGAAGTAAAATCGCTGCGTGCCGGGAAAGCCAACATTGGCGACAGCTACGTGATCCTGAAAGACGGTGAGGCCTTTCTGTTCGGCGCGAACTTTACGCCGCTGACCGTTGCCTCTTCACATTACGTCTGCGATCCAACCCGCACCCGCAAACTGCTGCTGAACAAGCGCGAACTGGAATCCCTCTACGGACGCATCAACCGGGAAGGCTTTACCGTGGTTGCGCTCTCTTTGTACTGGAAAAACGCCTGGTGCAAAGTGAAAATCGGCGTTGCAAAAGGTAAGAAACAGCACGACAAGCGTACTGACCTGAAAGCACGCGAGTGGCAGCTCGACAAAGCACGTATTATGAAAAACGCAGGACGTTGATTCTGCGCACTTATTGTACTATTCAATAAGTTAGCGTTTCGGGCTGGTATCGAGGAAGTAAAATCTGGTATACTGAGTTCAACACTATTGGGGCTGATTCTGGATTCGACGGGATTTGCGAAACCCAAGGTGCATGCCGAGGGGCGGTTTGCCTCGTTAAAAGCCGCAAAAAAATAGTCGCAAACGACGAAAACTACGCTTTAGCAGCTTAATAACCTGCTAAGAGCCCTCTCTCCCTAGCTTCCGCTCTTAAGACGGGGATCAAAGAGAGGTCAAACCCAAAAGAGATCGCGTGGAAGCCCTGCCTGGGGTTGAAGCGTTAAAACTAATCAGGCTAGTTCGTTAGTGGCGTGTTTGTCCGCAGCTGACGTGCGAATGTAAAGACAAACTAAGCATGTAGTACCGAGGATGTAGAAATTTCGGACGCGGGTTCAACTCCCGCCAGCTCCACCAATCATGATTGGACAGTGATAGGACATCACTAGTAATAACAGGACGTTAGCAGTCTCAGCAGGACACCGACCAGACGGTGACGAGACAAAAAAGGATACGCAAAGGAGCCGCGGCTCTTTAGTTCCACAGAAGCCCGCTGATGCGGGCTTTTTTATGGGATAAGACATATGAATCAACTGCAAGAAATCATTCAGATACTTAGTTCTGGTGATGAAGGCACAACTAATGCTCTCATGAAAACGAAGATCCTTCTCTTCTCTATCGGGAAGAAGGAGCTTGCGGCTTGGGTAAACCATGAAATTGATGGCTATCCTGATTCAGTTCCCCTACCTGATTATCGATTTGTTGGCACAAGAATTCTTGCAGATCTGAACAACAGCGTTCGTCTTTATAGAGCCTTTCCGTTACCGATTGGCTATCTAAGTGAAGATGACTATGACGCTGCCACAAGGAGCGAAGTGCGGCTTTCAATTAGTCAAATTGAAAACTTGGTAACAAACGCCGGTGATAGCCAAACTCTTCAGCAGCCAATTCCTTTGGATTACGCATTAGTTAAATATTGCAAAGGTATCGATAAAGGCTATGAGTTAACACGCTGTTACAAAGAGATTCCGCTACATAACTTCACCTCCATATTAACTCAGGTCAGATCCCGGCTGCTTGATTTTATACTTGAGCTTTCGGATCAAGTTTCTGAAATTTCTGACGAAAAAAACATGAAAGAACAACTTAAAAATATTGATACGTCTTCATTGTTCCGTAACTCAATCTTCGGAGACAATACCGTCATAAACTTCGGAAATGAAAACACATTTTCAGTAAATAACAACGTAGTAAAAAACGACATTACTTCATTAAAAGAGTATCTTTCAGCTCAGGGTTTCCCTAAATCTGATGTCGACGATTTAGAAATTGCTATTAATGAAGACGGCCCGATAGCTAACAAACGTGGTGACTATGGTCAATCTGTTAGTAAATGGCTGGCTAACATTGCGAATAAAGCAGTTGATGGGGCTTTAGGCATAGGGATAGCTGCTGCAACTCAAGCAGCAACTGAAGCTCTTAAAAAATATTACAACTTATAGTAACTGACATGGGGTGTCGGGGGTCGGAGGTTCAAATCCTCTCGTGCCGACCAAAAACACATTTAAAACCAGCCTCTTACGGCTGGTTTTTTTATGTCTATTTTCTGTACGGGGAATCACTGGGGAAAAATCGGGGAAAAATACCGTCAAAAAATCAGGCACAACAAGCTAATTGCCACCGATCCGTTTGTAAGACTTACCAGCACGCTACTTTTTCTCACTGCCCTATACTTTCAGTCTAACATCCAACTGGAGGTTTCTATGTGTGGACGCTTTGCACAAGCCCAAACCCGTGAAGAATATCTGGCATATCTGGCCGATGAAGCCGATCGTGACATCGCGTATGACCCGGAACCTATTGGCCGATTCAACGTCGCACCCGGTACCAAGGTCCTGCTACTGAGCGAACGCGAAGAGCAATTACACCTCGATCCGGTGTTCTGGGGTTACGCACCGGGGTGGTGGGATAAACCGCCACTGATTAACGCGCGTGTCGAGACGGCTGCCACCAGCAGAATGTTTAAACCGCTTTGGCAGCATGGCCGGGCTATATGTTTTGCGGATGGGTGGTTCGAATGGAAGAAGGAAGGCGAAAAGAAACAGCCCTACTTCATTCACCGCACCGACGGCCAACCGATTTTTATGGCAGCGATTGGCAGCACACCGTTTGAGCGGGGCGATAATGCAGAAGGTTTTCTCATTGTTACATCGGCAGCGGATAAAGGTCTGGTCGACATTCACGACCGCCGGCCCCTTGTTTTGTCACCAGAAGCGGCCCGGGAGTGGATGCGCCAGGATATAGGCGGGAAAGAAGCAGAAGAGATAATTGCCGACGGTGCAGTACCCGCCGACAAGTTTATCTGGCACGCCGTTACTCGCGCTGTGGGGAATGTGAAGAATCAGGGGCCGGAACTAATCGAGCCGATTTCGTGAGCTGCGTATTCATATCGGTAGCCCATCGTCTATTGCACGATTGATGAAGAACGTCACCCGGCCCAGCACTTCAATCTGCTCCAGCGCTGCACCTTCTATCGCCTCTCCATCATCAGTTATGAGCGCCCTGCCCATCAGCTTGGCAAATTGTGTGTGGCCATCGCAAAGAATTAACAACACATCTCCAGGTGTCTTCTTCACTACATGTTCGATAACCGCAAACCCCAAATCAGTTTCGAGCACCCTGCTATCGGCACCCATGTTGCACAATGCTTCGGGAGTGAGCTGGCGCTCAACGTAGTCCATAGCTGGTGAAGGAAATCCCATCAGTGAATTCTCCCCATGTTGCGCAGGATCCAGTAACGGTTGTCACTACCGTCATTCGTCTTGTCAGCGAAGCCTGGCTGGTTGCGCTCTATCCACGCATTTGCATCGGCCCGGGTAAAATGCCAGTTTAAGCCCCTTAACTTCTGTATGAAGCTGTCTGTTCTCAGATAGCGGTAACCCTTTGGGTTAAGCTCTATTGCCGCGATAAAGGCGGCATGTATGTCTGCTGTGCGTGGCATCATCACCCCACTTAATACTGTGTTTATATACAGTGTATTTTGAAGGTGAAAATGTTCAATACAGTTATTACCTATCAATTATTATCCGTGGATAAGTTATTGATAAAATTCCTTTCTGCTAGTATCTCTACAATGTTCATAGGGTGAAATACTGCCAGCAATGCACTCCTGCCTAACCCATACTTAATAACCCCTATAACCCTAAAAAACATTGACGCCACTCAGACGCAGGGTTATTATAACCCCATCAAGACAACACAGAGAGCCGGAGGATGGATAGCAGGAATGCAATAGCAATGATAGAAGCCGATGGGTGGTATCTGGTGAGAGTGAAAGGCAGTCATCACCAGTTCAAACACCCAACGAAAAAGGGGCTGGTAACGGTAAAGCATCCACAGAAAGACATACCGTTACCAACACTGAAAAGCATCAAAAAACAGGCGGGGCTCTAAGCCCCCCTACTGGAGGTTTACATGTTGTACCCTGTTGCTATTGATAAAGGCGATTCATCCTTCGGCGTTCGCGTACCTGATATTCCTGGCTGCTTCTCTGGCGGTGATGATTATCAGGACGCGATTGAAAGCGTACGTGAAGCGATCGAGGCACACATCGAATTACTGGTTGAAGATGGCGAGAGCGTTCCGGAAGCAACGACCGTCGAAAACTGGCTATCTGATCCGGAATACACCGGTGCGGTATGGGCCCTGGTTGACGTGGATATAACTCGCCTGATGGGAAAAGCGGAAAAAATCAATGTGACGCTTCCCTCATTACTGATCCGTCGTATCGATCAGTTTGTGGCCGCGCATCCAGAATACGGCAGTCGGTCTGGCTTCTTATCGCGCGTCGCGGCAGATAAAGTAATTGGACGAGAAAAACGATAAGCCTCGAAAGAGGCTTTTAGCGAAAGTACCCTCTATGTATTCGCGGATCCAGTCAGAAAAAGTGAAAATGAGAATTTCAAAATGAGTAATCAACTATCAAAACGCCATTTACGTGAGTGCTTACAAGCTGAAGTAATGAAAAGCGACAAGAAATTCTCATGGACGCGCGTTTTTCATAAAGCATTAAAGTGCCCAGAGAGACGCTTTAATTTTTGGTGGCGAGTTGCTTCTTATCTTTATAGTTCTGATGCCAAATGGAAAAAACAATTGGCCAGAAGAATTAATAGAAAACTTGTCCAAAAGTACAACACTGAGATACAGCTGCCAGCTACAATTGCACCTGGTCTTCATATAACTCACTTCACATCAGTTGTTATAAACGGATGTGTAATTATCGGACGAAATTTCAAAATAAGACATAACTGTACCATTGGCATTGGTGGGGGGGTAAAGAATGAAAACTCCAGCCCAAGGATAACAATAGGTGATAACGTTGATCTGGGAGTTGGGACCTCGATTATCGGTAACAATCTCACTATAGGCAGCAATGTCACGATAGGCGCAATGACTTTTGTTAATAAAGACATTCCGGACAACACTGTTGCCTACAATGAGAAGAAGTTAATATTAAAATTTAAGCATTCCTGATTATCATGCTGGCAATACAGGCCACTCGATATCTGGTGCATGCGATGTATCAACCCGCATCAACAGCACCCTATATTGCTGCCATGCCAACAGTAAATCTTCCTCTTCATCTGTTGACATGCCCAACTCAACGGCATCTTTCAATGGCTCAATTACGGCATTGGCTGAGTTCATGAGCGCTTCTTTCTGAGCATCAGCCTCGGCAAGGAGCTGCTCTTTAGTGGCGGTTGGCGGGTCTACAAGGACAGGCTGATCGTAATCATTTACAGTGATTACCTTACCTTTCTGTTGACCTTCCAACAGATACAGGAACCACTTCTCCGAAATTTCAAGTAAATCATTCGGCCACGTACCTGCTAGTAAATAAGCTTGTTTATCTGATTCATGATAAAAACCAATTTCGCCAGGGCTAAAATAAATCCTCATTTCAATATCCTTTAGCAATTAGCATAAATTTGCCATCGGCGTTGTGAGCATATAGTGTGCATCCTGTACGTGAATAAGACGGAACATAAATTGCCGAATCATCGCCAGACCCATGCCCTGCCCCATTATATGTAATTACAACCCCTACACATGCATTTGGAAAAGCCGCAGGAAATGTCACGTTAACATTTGTTTTGCTTGGAACGTTTATATTACTCATAACTACTTCCATAACACCTGTTGAAGCATCTTTATGCGTCATGGCATTGGCTGATTTGGTTGCGGTATTTTTGAGGTTATACCGCGCATCGCTTTCCGCCTTCGTATAAGCCTGCCCCGCAGGGGTGTAACTCCCTTTAGGCTGAAAACGCCCGTCACTCTCAGCTTTGGTGTATGCGCCTGTTCTTGGCATATACCCCGCATCTGATTGTGCTTTGGTGTAATAACGGTTATCAAAATTGGCATAGCTGCCCGGATTCACCTGGCCCGGCGCGTTAAAGTTGCCGTTAGTATCCCATTTAAAATTAACCTCTGACCCGCCACTGCCTTTCATGTGCAGATGCCATGAAAGCTCATCGCCAGCGACCAGTGACCCAAACGAAAAAGCCCAGGAGTTTTTGCTGGCAATTGTCGCCTGTTGCTTGATAACCGGATGGTATTCGCTCGCGCCGGTTGTGGAATATGAATTAAAAAATGGTGCTTTCGTTTTATATTGTTCTACCCACGCAAACGCTCCGCTATAACCTGCTGTAATCTCTTTAGAGGCATAGACCGTATTACCTACGGTAAGTGGCGTTTCAGATTGAAGTGCTCCTGTTTCAAGGCTTACACGCAATGGTCGAAGCGCGTTGTAGGCTCCGTAAGCGTCTCCCTTATTGGTCAGCATGAGATACAGGTTGCTGCCATCATTCCGCCAGAATGAGCCGTAGTCACCATAGGCAATGCGGAAATTGTTTGCAATGGTACTCTGGACTTCTGCACCAGCCTTGAGTACGCCATTCACGCTATCGCCACCTTTATTCACCGCACCAATATCAGCAGGGGACGGTTTATTGGCGGAATCATATCGTTTGGCCCAGGCAGTCCATGCGCCCGTAGAATACTGGCTGCGAGTGTAGGCACGAGAACTGTTGTAAACCAGATAAACTTGTGTCACGCCCGCATTTTTGTAAACCAGCAGCGTTCCGGCGTTATTTTCTGGATAGTGCCTCGCGGCTGAGGTATTGGCATTCAGTGGCTGAAAATAAATGCCCGGCGTTTTTAATGTATCCAGATCCTCGGTAGAAAGCCCGATAGCCTGGTCGTTGAAGATATCCTGAGAAGTTACGCTGGTATCTTCTGTCAGTGCGTGACCATTTATCTTACGTCCTGTCGGTACACGCCCATTAGCATTATCATTAGCTGCTTTGACAGCTTTCGGCGTAGCCGCCAGCAATTCACTGTCACTGTCAGTTGCGCTACTGAGCTGGACAATCCCCTTCTGCGCCGTGGTGGCGTTCTGGGCAGTATATTTCCCTTTTGCAAGATCATAGGCATCCTTAACTGCCTTTGGTGTGGCCGCCAGCCCCTCCGACTTACTGTCGGTCGCATTACTGAGCTGCACCAGCCCCTTACGTAATGTAGTCGCATCGACGACATCTATCGCTTCCCGCGCGCTTTTTTGCGCCCCTGGGCCATTCTCAGCGATCTCCGCGAGGTTTCGGTCGATCCGCAGAAAAAGACCATCGCCCGTAGCCACTTTTAATTCAACTGCCGCCGTCTCTGATACCGCAAGTCGGTATTGCAGATTTACACTGACACCGTTTTCAGGCTTTTCAATGGCGGCACAGTTCGCAACAGAATACAATTCGCCAGCATCTGTCAGCAGGCCAACTTCCCTGACTACGAATCCACCAACGTCAACCGGAAGGACCAGCTGAGCAATAAACTGATTCGCCTGATCCGGAGAAATCTGTAGTGCAGAAATTGCGCTGCGATAGACCTCACGCACCAGCTTCGTCTGCGCAGGATCCGGTTTAACGGATTGCCCGTTCCCGTCCCCCACAACAAAATCTTTGATGATGACGGGCTTCCCGGTTGCAGAGGATTGCGTCTCCAGCTCCTTGCCCCGGTTTGTCAGAATGCTGTAATACTTCTCAGCCATGGTTATTCTCCGGCCTCAATAACAACGTCAATCCAGGCGGTAACAGCGCCGCCGGCATAATAAGTTCCCTTCGCACCCAGATCGGCGATCACATCGATAGTGGTCAACAGGCTGCGGAGGTTTTTGGCTTTATCTACCTGCCGCCGTATGCGCTGGTAAAGCGCTTCGTCAACAGCCTGTAAGCTGTAAACCTCCACGCGGAAGGTATAGGGATCCTTGCGCGGTGTATCCTCCCACCACTCAATCACAGTGGTCGGGAGACTGACGGCGCTTAGCGACCGCCTGACCGCCCCGGCTGTGCCCCGGTGCTGATGGACATAAGCGGCATCCCTGATCACCTGCCTTTTTTCTTCCTCCGTCCAGGCCTCCTCCCATGAATCCACCGCGAATTCCCAGGCCAGCCATGGCAGCAAATGTGCGGGACAGGTATCAGGATTTTTCACCTTACGTACCATGTCAGTATCCAGCGCCGCGATCAGCTCTGTGCTTGCCTGTTCCTGCGCCCGTTCCGGGTGAATAGCTGAAGGTGGAAGCAGAGATCGAAATTTATCCACTCACTCCTCCTTTACGGGTGATGTTTATCGCGCTGCACCACGGAGCCTGTCCTGCTGCCGCTTCCAGATCAGCCGTCGGGCTGAGCAACTTAACTCTGGATACGCCGGGCTGCTGAAGTGCTGAGTAAATCGCGGAAAGCGGTACGATGGCATTAATGCGATGGGAAAGCTGTGTGTAGCTCGTCAGCGTACTTGTCGCGTTTTCCAGTACCGTCTGTGCATCCGGACCGTCTGGTATTTCAAGTTCAGCCTTAACGGTATAGCTGGCGATACTGGCACTCTTCACACTGACAAAATCGGTGAGCGGCCTGACTTCATCCGCGCTCAGTTTATTCATCACTTTTTCGATAAGGTTACCCCCGGCCTCGCCGTTGCCGGTTCGCGAGAGCACGTACACATCCACCTCGCCGGGCCGGTTATGGGTTTCGGGCCCGTAGGCGTCCGCATCCAGCACATCGTTATCCGCCGATTTGGCATGAAAGCGATAAGCGTTACGCGCGCCGGCCGTATTCAGCTGCGCCCACGAAAGCTGTATACGTTCCCGGAAAGCCTCGTCGTCTTCATAACCAGGATCGACAGGGGGAACCGCATCCGGATCACCGGGATTAATCACCAGACGGGAAACGTTAAAGGCCGCGCCCAGCTGGTCGAGATCGGCCCCTCTGGCACTGGAAAGGAAAACTGCGCGTACTGCGTCGTTAACCCGCTGGAACGCCAGGGTGAGCTGGTAGGCGTTGATTTCACCCTGTTTATACGCCGGGTCAGATTCCACCAGCGCATCAAATTCCGGGTCCAGTTCACGCAGGCGCGCCAGCCAGCGGGTAAAAATGTCGGCGGCATCCGGTACCACGATGGCATCCGGCACCGCCAGGGCGGACAGGTTAATCACGTCATAGCTGCTTGCCATAAATCGGTATGCCTCCGGTGCTGACAGGAAGATTGTTCTCTTTGTTAATCCCTTCGATATCCACCACACACCCCGTTTCGTCAGCCGGGAAAGAAACGACAACGCGCGTGACCTTAAGCCGGGGTTCCCAGCGCGCCAGCGCCGAGGCGGTCGCGGCGATAATGCGAAGCCTGGTCAGGTCCTCACGCGGATTGTCCACCAGCGAAAACAGGTCGCTGCCATAATCACGAACCAGCACGCGGCTGCCGACAGGCGTGGAGAGAATATCGCTGACGGACTGGCGCAAATGGTCGCTACCGGACAGGCGTTTCCCGGTCCGGCTGTTTACACCGTTCATAATTTTTTTCCGTATCAGGGTCGCCGGGCGGCGGCGTGTTAGCCGAAGTAATTCGGGCCGGTTTTATCCGAACTGCCGGATTTTTTTGAGGATTTCGCAGGCTTGCGAATATCAACCACCAGGTTGTATGTGTAACTGAACCCGGCGGGCGTCAGGGAAAACACCAGTGACTCAACCACCCAGGCGCGGTCTTCCCGCTCGCCAAATCCGGACGTGGATACGCCAGATTCTGCCGTGAGGGGAACATGTTTCGGTCGGCAGGGTCCGGTTACTGTCATTTTCTGTTCATTACGGCGGGCCTGCGTTTTTTTCGCTTTGGCCTGCTGGTCTGCGGTGGCCTTTACCGGCTGGGTGTAAGGGTTCGCCATCGAGGGACCATCATGTTCAACTGATGAGGTTTTGGTCTTCCCGTCAGCCTCATCGTAATAACGTACGGCGATTTTGCCTGAAGACTTACCACTGCTGGCGGTGGCCTTCCCTGTCGAACTGCCCCGCTCTCCTTCGCTGTAAGACCAGTTTGACACCTCTTCTGGTGTGATAATCAGAGCTGCGGTCTGTTCGCCGGAAACATTTGCCGTGGCTCCCTGACGCAGAAACAGCCAGTAACCGCCCGACGGTTTGCTGACAGCATTCCATGTTCGGGCCAGGCGCGTCAGCAGATTGGCGTCCGATTCTGCCACCTGGTCAACGTGGTCGATATGGATATCGGCCAGCTCTGCGGCCACTTTTGGTACCAGTCCGTTTTCAGTCGCTACCGTTTTAACCAAATCCGCCAGTCGCAGATTATCCCAGCTGCGGGTTTTCTGGCTAAGCACATCACCGGGCTGTTTCTGTGCGTTCATTGGCGCAGCGGTGGCATAAATCTCGATACGACGGGGCGGGCCGCCGCTGCCAACCCCGGACACCACGAACCAGCCCTTATCCACCAGCTGGTCGTTAAAGCCCAGCGCCAGACGTAGCCGTGCGCCTTTTGTCGGTAAGGGAAGCGTTTCTGACAGCAGGGTGATTTTCAGCTCATCCGCTTTTGCCGTAGCGCCGCCGTAATCAGTCAGCGTCAACTCTGCCAGGCATTGTTGCAGCGCACGGGTAATATCTTTTCCTTCAGCGCTGACGCTGAAAGCGGGAGCATATTCCGGTTTAACAATCTGATCTGCCATTTTTAATCCCACAGGCTGTAAGCGGAAGCCTGAACCGGCGGAGCCAGATCCGGTAAAGTGATATACAGACCTGACGGATAAACGGCCCCACGGTCAGCTAGTCCAGGATTCGCTTCAAGAACCTGCGTCACAATATAAGAGAGGTTCTCCGTGCCGTAATGCGTCGCGCAGATCGCATCCAGCACATCACCGTCACGGGTTTGATATGTCATCGGCATAATGTTTCAGCGTCATCGTCCAGTTTTTGTTTCGGTGGCCGCCGCCAGGCAGGAATCGGCTGGTCGTATCTGAGAAGTCGATCACCACCCACCAGCCCAGGACATCTCCTTCACCGCTGACCAGCTGTTGAGGCTTATTCTGGTCTGCCAGGTCGAAGAGATCGTTAACAGCATCCACCCCCTTACGAAAGAAAGCATGCGATTCCCCTTCAAGCCGGACGGTTCGCCCGGGCTTGCCGGTATACTGCAATAAATCCTGCTTCCCGATCCGCTCCTGTTCGCTCCATCGCCAGCTGGCCTCTCGGGTCAGCTGGTTGTATGCCGTGGTGTCGATCGAAAAGGCAAAATCGCCCAGCATCATCATCACCCGGGCGGCCTGAGCCCCCCGAACAGCGCTTGACTGAAGCTGCCCGAAGTCTTCAAAGACAGGAATAATTTCACTCACCAGATTTGCCCTCCGTCCAGCATGCTGCTGTCACCCGTAAATGCCGGATTACTTTTCGTCATGGCACCTACCTCATCCGCAATACCCCGTTCGTCCTGCCCCGGTGCACCATAAATTTCAAACCGGTATTCGAACTTACGGTTATCAGTCAGTTGTCGGGGAGGCGGGGCTTTGTCCGCAATATCCAGCTTCTGTAGTAATGTTTCCCAGTAGCTGCCCCCCTCTTCGCCTGACAGGCCTGCTGGCGAGGCAGGCTCCGGGACCGGAGACAGGGGCAAGGAAACTTCAGGCTGATAAAGCAGAAAATCTGCGCTGTTATCCCGGTGGCGTTCAATATCAGTAAAGAGATTACGCGGCTCTCCGGATTCTGATGAAGGATAAACATCAACATTTACCACTGGCTTCTCCGGTGTGATGTTGTCTGCGGATCCTTTCGTTTTTTCTGCTGCGGGCCAGACGATACTTTTTTCAAACGTGGGAAAGGAAGGAAGTCTGTAGTTATTCCAGGCGCCGGCAGCCCTGTCAGATGTTTCATGTCCCGGTTGCGCAGACGTCTTCTGGTTCTGGTTCAGTGCTGAATCCCAGGAGAACGGCGCGCCGCTGCTTTCCGGCGTCACGTATTTATCGAGCGTACTGTTAAAGGTATCATCATCGTCGCGGAAAAATCCCCGGGTGTCCCGGTACGATTTTTTCACATCATCAGGCAGGTCCGGCTTTTCCTTCAGTTGCTGCTCAAACCATTCGCCCTGACCATTGCGTTGCGCCGTCATGCGCGCAATATCAACCGAGCCGGTCATGGCCAGCGATTTGAGCACGTCCCGCTGATCGCTTCTCTCATCCGGTAAAAGCCAGGACAGTTTTTTCGCCAGCGCGTAGGCCACTTTCCCGACGAACACAATGCCCTGGCCGAACGTCAGCACGCCGGGGTAAAGATCATTACGCAGGAAACTGACTATGCGTTTGATCCCGCCCCCCTTAAACCACTCCGCCATATCATCCGTCAGCCGGCGGATATCCGGTGCCAGCTCGTTTCCCAGCTGCCCTGAAATTTCCGCTACAGCCGAGGAGAAGACCGTGCGCAGGCTGGTGATGGCGCGGTTGCCCTCCATCGCCCCTTCAGCCCCCTCTTTCGTGACGAGGTTATAACGCCGCTGCTCGTCCATCAGGTCACGGTAGCTTTTGCCGGACTGCTTCAGCAGCATCAGCAGCTTGCTGGCCTCGCCGCCAAACAACGAATCCAGTGCAAACGACGCTTTCGACTCGTCCTGCATGCTGAGCGCACGCTCGACGATTTTTTCGAACTGCGCCATATCGCTGAGGCCCGCAAAATCCCCCGCCTTAAATCCCAGCGTTTCAAACGCATCCTGAAGGGAACCCTGCTTGCCGTTCTGCTTGTACTCTCCTGCCTTGTGAAGATACTCCTCGAACAGGTCGCCGATGTTCTCCCCGTTCATGTCGTACTGCTTCGCGAGCGTGTCCCAGGCATCAAACGTCGGGATATCGACGCCATAGCTTTTCGCCACACCAGCCCGTCGGGCCGTTTCTTCGTTGGTGGCCGCAGGTGCAATCAGGGTACCCAGGGCGGAAGCCACCACGCCACCGCCGCCAATCGCCAGCCCGGGAGCAACCATCCCGCCCAGCTGTCCGGCCATACCAAGACCACGGCGAAACAGCCCTTTCCCTGCCCCCTTGAAGGCTGCCAGCCGTTGTGCCTTCTGCATCTGCTGATTCAGCTTCTGCTGTTCGGCCTCCGTTTTGCGGATTTCACGGGAAACGTCGCTGTAGCGCCGTTTAAGATCGCCAAGACTTTGCCCTGCCAGCTTCGCACGCTTAATCTCTGCTGCCAGCTTAGCCTGGTCTTTCGTCAGTTTTTCTGACTGCTTTCCGACGTCCTTCAGGCTTTTTTGCAGGCTGTTCGCTGAACGGCTCCAGGAGCTGTCGATACTGCCGCCAAAGGTAATGACGGCCTTAAGGTTCTGGCTTAATCCGGCCACGATTTACCGCCTCCACTTCGTCGGTGAGAAAATCAGAAAACACACTGAACGGCATATCCAGATATTCCGTCATGGGAAAATGCAGGCGCCGTCCCAGAAAACGTATCGCCCGCATCAGCCCTCTTTCGGTCGCTTCTCGGGCGGGAGCATAAAAACATTAAACGCGTCCAGCAGCTGGGCATAATCTGCCGCAGTCAGCTGCCAGATATCCTGTTCGCTGAGGTTGCACAGCAGCGCAATCATGCGCGCCTCTTTTTCTTCTTCACTGCCGCGGTCTTTGGAAAAGGCAATGCGGTCACGGACCAGCGGCTCGCGCAGCGTCACCTGTTCGAGCAGGCCGCCGTTCTCAAAAGAAACAGGGGAATACAGTTTGATAACGCGGGTTTCACCAGGAAAAGACATGTTGATCTCCATAAAAAAACGGCCCGCAGGCCGTTGTAAGATTGTTTGAGTTTAAAGCCGTACTTTTGCCGCCAGACCGGAAAGAACATCCACGCCATTCACCCGGCGCGAGAAGCGCTCAGTATCAATCTCAAAGAGCTCGCGACCGTCCTTAGTCTGACGGTAATAGCTCACGGCAATTTCCACCGTGACGGCATTTTCGGACAAGCTGTCCTTGCCACGCGCGTCGGGAGTAACGGTCTGCACAAAGCCTTCGATCTCCTCGATCGTACCCAGCGCGGTACCGTTAGCCAGATAGCCCTGATAGGCCGTAAAGCGCGGACGGCTACCGCTGACAAAACCGAAAGCGGTCAGCATATCCACGTCCACACCGTAAAACTTCAGCTGACAGGTGAGTGCTTCCATGCCGTCATCAACGGGGGACGGCGCATCCTGTGCGCCGGTACGCAAATCCGTTTTGACAATGGACAATGCCGGCGGAGTAAACTCATGCGCCCCCTGTATGCGGATCCCCTGCCGGAAGAAGGTCCAGACGCGTAATGTGTTTTTTTCGCTCATGCTGCCAGCATCTCCTCAAGCGCATAGTTGTTATTCACCCGGACGCGCAGGCTGATAAGCTCAGTCGGCGATTTCGGACCAAAGTCATAGTTGATGTACAGCACGCCCGCCGCCATGCTCTCAGCGGTGTTAAGTTCTTCATCCAGCCAGGCGCGACCACCGAAAATGGCCCCGAGGCCGACCAGCTGGCGCATATAGGCGTTGATGGTACCGATAATGTCGTCGGCATTCTCCCGGTCCAGCGGACGATCAACGTATTCCAGCATCGTTTCCTGAATACTGTCCTCAATGACGTCTGCGGTTCGGCGAACCGATTCGAAGCGCCACTGTGGATCGGTACCGCACAGACGGTTGCCCCAGTGCTTAAACCCTGCCCGGCGGATGATGGTAGAGACGTTCTGCATGTTGAGCAGGTTTGCATCGCAGTTTTCATCGCCGAGAATGAACTCGTCGATCTGTTCCACTCCGAGGATATTATTGATGTCCTGGTTGGATTTACTCCACCACCAGCCCTTCTCAAAGTCGATTCGGGCACGCAACCCCGCCGCAAACGCAGAGTAAGGACGATAGACCAGCTGGCCGTCGGCATTGCTGACCTGTACGCGCGGGCGCAGCAGCTCGGTGCGGGTACCATAGGACTGTCGGCGCTGGACCACTTCTTGCAGCTTAGCGCCAGCGGCACAGTCAACATACGCCACCGCCCGCAGCTTGCCGGCAACGGTTTCCAGAGCCTTGCCCACGGCATCATCTTCACTGAACCCGGGTGCGATGACGATACGGGGCTGGTACGTCGTCACGGATCGTGCAGATGACAGCGCGCCGATCCCTGTCAGCACCGCCGCACGCTGTTTCGCTGCATCGGCTTCTTCAGTCACGCGTACCACCACCGTCAGGGCATTTCGCTGGTCATTGATTTCCATCAGGGCCTGTTTCAGCGTGCCTTTTTCACCGAGCCGGGAAAGCATCGAGGTTCCGACAATCGCGACAGGGGTATTCAGCGGGAAAGGTTCATCTTCGCCGCCTGCCAGCTGCAACCGGAACGGTGTGACCACGCCACTCCCGCTTCCCGTTGCGGTGACTTTCACATCATCCACCGCGCCCACGGCAGTGGCCACGGCTGAAGGGGTTGCCGTCAGCTTGCCGGTTTCATCGCAGCCAAGCGTGATAGTCAGCGTTAATGCCTCCGCATTCCAGACGGCAGAAGTCTCAATCGCTGCGGGATTTTCTTCATCAGGGATACTGGCTACAGCCTCAACCACCACCACGTTTCCTGCCCTGCCAGCAACTGTCGTGGCAAAATCCACAACGTTATCCAGAATCGGGGTTCCTGTGCTGGCACTGGCCGGCGTTCCGGCAGAGGCATCAGGCGCAGTACCCACCAGGCCGATAATGGCCGTCTGGATCGTCGTGACTGCGACCGTACCGGATGTCAGTTCGATCGTTTCCACACCATGTAAATTCGCCATTTATTTTCTCCAGGCATAAAAAAACCTGCCGCGGCAGGTCACATTTTTTGATTGGGGGGATTCGTGGTTCCGCCGCCATCACCATTTTCTTTATGGTCATGGCCGTTGTAGGTTTCGCGGATCCCGCTCATTTTCCCGGTACCGTCAGAAATTTCCTGTGTTGCACCGATGTTTCCCTTCACATTCGTGTCGGAATTGATTTGCGTAACGCCCTGAACTGTGAGGGTGTCGGTGATTTCCACCGGACCATCGAGCGTTCCCTTTCCGATAATTTTGTAGGTCCCGCCCTCCGCCAGCGTGATGGTCAGGGCATGCGCGGCACGGTCATACCGGATCTCGGTACCGTCACCGTAGCGGGTGATATGTTCGCTGTCGCTGCCCTCCGGTACCGGCAGACCGCCGGTATTCCAGCCGGGAAACACCCGGCCATTATTAAGCTCGCCCGCCTCCGAAAGCACCGTGACCGCATCCCCGACCGCATACGGATTGGAGTCAGCCCGGTTTGCCCCGGAAAAGCCCTGGCAAAGCGGCAGCCAGGTAGTGGTGATGTCGCCCAGATCCACCCGGCACTTCGGTATACCGTCATGCTTAACGGAATGAATAACCCCGCGCCGCACAATATTCGCCAGACGGCGCTGTAAATCGCCCTCGATATCACTCATCGGGTTTCGCCTCGTAAATCAGCTGATAATCGTCCACATGCGCGCGCCCGATATCCGGAGCCTTACCAAGCCAGACGCCGTTCAGCGGAGAATTAATCTGCGCAAACGGATCCGCACCAAAGGCTGCTGATTGTGTGAAAGAGATCCGCCAGACCAGGTAATCATCCATGCGCGGATCAAACTCATCGCGTGACGCATCGATAAAGACGGCTGGCTCAAGACTGGTCAGGCCGAACTGCTGGCCGTCAATCCACTGCGTGATATCCGCCGCCGCCGTGCGCAGGAAAATTTCGGGTCGGCTGACGCCAGCGCCTGCCGCGTCCACCACCACGAACAAATCGCAGGACAGATTCACATTAAGCTGCCCCTCGTTGCCGCCGCCCTGCTCCCAGCCGTTTATGGAGAAATAGACCGCCGGGGTGGTCAGCCCTGTAAAACGGGGGACATTTTTTTCCGGGTAGGCATCGGCGTCACGCACCCACGCAATTTTTTTCAGCGCGCCGGTGACAGCATCGTGATACTGCCCCAGCAGTAATGGCTCAGCCATAATCCACCTCAGACAGAAATACGGGCTTTCACACGCCCGCGTAGATCGGTTTCAAAGTGATGCATAAAAATCTCCATCGCCTCCGCAAAAGCGTTATCTTCGATGTAATTCAGCATCGGCTCATAAATGTCGACTTCCGCTTCGCGAGTACGGCGGGTATCCGGATCGCGAATAACCACCGTCCGGCGGTTTTCACGGCGGGAGCGCGCCACTTCCCCGTTTTCAAATGTGCGCGGGGATAGCAGGCTGCCCTTTGGGGTGAATCCGGCGTTTTCTGCCTGGCGCCGCGCCTTTATAAACCGCCCGGTGGATTTATCCCGCCGGGTATGGTGAGGCCTGACCCGCCCGTTAATCCTGCCTTTCAGGTCTTTTACCTTGATGGCATTGAGACCAAACCAGAGACGAAAAATATCCAGTTGTGACTGAGAAGCGCGATCAAGACGAAAGGAAAGCAGACGCCGGCGCACCAGATCCAGGCTGCGCGGCGCCAGCCCGTCTTTCAGGTCAGCCATCGCTTTTTTACGCAAGGTGGCGGCGGTACGTTTCAGCGCACGGGAATACGCTGCCCGAAACTGTTTATGGGTGGCACCGATGTGTTCCGCTATCCGCCAGATGGCATCCACATCGATATCGACGGGCAAATCCCGCCGCAGTCTGGACTCACGCGCCATATCAGCTCCACTTGTTGATGTCCGGCTGCACCTTACCCGGTGCGCCATACGCCAGCGTGACGCGGGTGCGGCCTTCTTCATCAGCGCCAATGTGCGTCACACGATAAGCCGTGCCGTTGATCTCCACGCCGTGGTGCTTCTCAAGCCCCACGATATCGGTGGTCATCGCGCTGAAGGCCGGAGAGCGATCCTGAATTTGTCCCCCGCCGGGCACGTCAACCGGGACATCAGGCGTCTCGAAAATCACAGTAACAGGACGCAACTCAGCGCCGACAGAAAGGACAGCAGGCACCTCTTCGGCAAATGCCCGGGATATCCGGGCATCCGCTTTTAACAGGCGTTGCCGAAAGCGGTTCATCAGTAACCAAGCCGGACCGGAACAGAATCCGCATCAGCCGCCGCCTCAGCCCAGGCCGTGCCCGCCAGAGGATTCGGAGCCGCCGCCTCACCCGCTTCCGCAGTCAGCTTACCGTCTGCCAGATAGAGCTTCTGGCCAACAGTGACCGCTTCCGCTGCTTTTGGCAGGACGAACACCCCAGTGGTATGCAGCACACCCCACAACCCAGCCGGAATGTCGTCGTGAGCAACGCCCACCAGCGCACCTGAAAGCACGGCGTCACCCGAATGAATATCGGTCGCACCGGTATTCTGAAAATCAAGGGTGTTGCCATCCTGCTGATAATTTTTCGCCATTTTTCTCTCCAGATAAAAAGGAGCAGCACGTGCCGCCCCGTAAAAAAAACCGTCAGATGACGGTCGTTATTTTTTGGTGACTTTAACCATGCCGCGCCAGTCAAGCGGTGCCACCCCGGCATCGATACGTACCTTGAACGCGGCACCGTCAACGGTGAAGCCCTGCTGCTGCTCAAGGTATGGCGTATCAATACCGTCCAGATATGCCACCTCAATGGTGTCGCGTCCCTGTGCAGCGGTCAGGTAGTAATCCGTTGGGCTGCTGTCATCGAGGCGAGCCTCTGAGGACACCGTCACAAAGTTCTGGATCGGGTTAACGATACCGCTGTTCGCGTCCGCACCCGGTACGCTTGCAGATTTGATTAGCTGGTTAGCGCGGGACTCGATTGCCACTGGCGTCAGCATGTAGGCCGGGCGAATGTTCAGACGGCGGTCGCCTGATTTTTGCAACAGCATCGCCTTACGCGCCGTATCGAGGCCTTCGATACTCAGATCGGCGGAGACCAGGTTGCCATGATCGGCGTGGAACAGCGGCTTGCCGTCGGACATTTTTGGGTTGCTGGTCAGAACTGCCCACACCAGATCGCCCACGGTAGCACGCGCGGCAAGGCCCATTGCCTGCGGGATACGGGTCAGCATGTCCAGGTCATCATTGATGATAGTCTGGCGGTCAATGCTGAAAAGTTCGCCGTAGGTCGCAAGCGCAATCGGCTCACCGCGATCTTTGATGGTGACATATTTATATTCCGCCCCGGCGCGGACCTTGCGAAGCGATGCAAGTGATTCCAGACCGACGCGGTGCGCGGTTTTGAAATCAGTCAGGGTGCCTTTACGGGTCCACTGTTCGAATGACTCTGTGGCCTCGTCCCAGCCCATCAGCGCCGCCTTGTGCGCCACATCCATCAGGATATTGCCGAAATCGCTGCTGCTGTGGGTAAACGCAAGGCCGACCATCGCCTGTGCAGTCCCTGCGCCTGAAATACCGATCCCGCGATCCACAAGGGAAGCTCGCGCCAGTTCACGCAGGGTATAACCGTTGTAGGCGTTATCTTTTTCAGCCTGCGCATAGCCCGCGCGGCTCATTACCGCAGCACGGATGGAGTCACCGACAAGATTGCCGTTTCCGGCATAAAGATGAATAGCACCCGGACCGGCACTCGGCGTAGTTCCTGCCGCCAGCGCCTGGAGGAGTCTGTCACGGGCTTTTTCCGCCGTGCAGGAGAAGTCGGCCAGACATTCCGCCTTCAGTGTCGCGAAGGTCGGGAACGCCTCAAAAACAGCGGAAACCGTGTTCACGCGTTCCGCGTTTGCCGTCTGCATCTGCTGTTGCAGCTGCTGGGCCAGCGCAGTGATATCGATATTAGTCATCTGCTGCGCGGGCTGTTGTGGCGCTGGCGGGTTAAGGTTCGCCTGTATCGGCGCGGGCTGCTGTGGCTGATTCACCGGAGCTTCGGCACGCGGCGCAAAAAGAGATTTAATCTGTTCTGGCATGTTCTGGTAATCCTTCAGTTTATTTTCATTCACACAGGCCGCAGCCTGTAGTTCAGGTTCAAGCGTGTCAGCGAAACCTTTCTCCACTGCCTCGGCCCCGTTAAGCCAGGTCTCCGCTTTCAGCATCGCTTCCAGCTCCTCCTGCCCCAGTCCCGTTTTATTCATATAGGCGCTGAGCATCAGGGCTTCGTTACGATCAAGCCACGCGGCGTAATCACGCATGTCATCAGAATCCCCGGCGATCCCGCCCCACGGTTTGTGGACCATGATCCAGGCGTTTTCCGGCATGTGCACCGTGGCGCCGGGCAGGCAGACAATCATCGAGGCCATGCTGGCCGCCACCCCGTCCACCCAGATATCCACTTTCGCTTTCAGCCGCGACAGGGTGTTGTAGATGGCAAATCCCTGCATGACATCGCCACCGGGGCTGTGGATATGTAAATCCAACGCGCTGGCGTCAAACACCCCGGCGTCTTTACAGTCCGCGACGAACTGCTGGGCTGTGATGCCCCAGCCGCCGATCACGTCATAGAGGAAGATTTCGACGCGCCCGGCAGACAGCGCGCGGATTTCGTACCAGCACTGACCGTTTGCCGCATCGACACCCGCCAGGCTGGCGCGGGGGTTAATCATCATCGTCCGGCTCGCGCCGATCGTCTTTTGGTTTTGCCGTTGCATCTGGCATCGCTCCTTTGTCGTTGGCGGCGTCGGAATCAAACACCAGCCCGTGTTGACGGTTAAATTCGGTTTCACGCAGTCGCTGGCGTTTAACCTCCTGCGGGTTTTTACCCCGCGCCCGTGCCCATTCCGCTTCGGTACCCGCGCCGCCACGAACAATGGCTTTCCAGGCATTAGCCTCTTTCCCCGGATCAATCCACGGCATCACCGGGCCGAGATAAAGCGCGTTATAGAGAGAATTTGGATCCACATCCGGCGGCACTTCAACGCCACTCAGCAACGCCATCGCCAGCCATGCGCGGTAAACGGGCCGGCTGTGCTGGCCGACAAACCACTGTTGCAGGACGTTGTACCCTTCGAAGCTCTCCACCAGCTCCTGACGCTGGGAGCTGTAGGTGCCGTTATAGTCCCGGGCAATGCTGGAATAGCTGCCGCGCGTGCCTGCGGCCACGGCCCGCATCTGTCCGTTTCGGAATTCATAGAGGTGAACATTCGGGCGATTTGATTCCACCATGCCCAGGTCTTCACCCGGGCGCAGATCGTCGTAAATCATGCCCGGGGCGATATCGTAATGACGCTGACCGCCGGGAGGTGAAAACTCCCCGTCGTCACCAAGAGACTGCGCATCACCGCGCTTGATATAGAACCCCAGCGCGGCGGCAATACGGGCGGCGACGCGTTCACTCTCTTCATAATCCTTGATGTCAGAAAGACGGGTAATGACTCCGTGGATCAGGCTGATACCGCGCAGCTGGTGCAGACGCTTGCGTTGCGCAAGGTGAAGCATGTTTTCAGCTGAGACGGTTTTAAGTTCAGCGCTGAACCGCGTCATATTTGCCGGGTGGTACTTGTAAACGCGGTAGCCGACGGGACGCCCCCAGTCGTTCACGATGATGCCCTGGCGAACCTGCTGGCCGGCGGTGCTGTTAAGGTTGAACGGAACAAAATCCGCCTCCAGCATTTCCAGCGAGAACGGTACGGAGGTGGAATGTTGCAGACCCGGCACATTCCCCCTGACCAGTTGCGTGAACACTTCCCCGTCACGCAGTGCTGAACGCAGCAGCAGGCGTTCGGCTTCCGGGCGGGTGAACTTGCCAGTCACCTCAGGACGCACGGACCATTCAGCCCAGAGCGCCGAAAGTTTCCCGGCGAAATCGGAATGAAGATTCCCCTCCAGATCGAGGGGCTGAGGCTCAACATGGATCCCGTGGGCACCTATCACACGGTCTTCCATTTTGTCGAACAGGCCGATCACCAGATCATGGTTTTCATCAAGCCACCGGGCCTGTTCCCGCAGGGACTGACCTGCTGCAAACACAGCGGTGTCCGCCGACTGGCTTTGCTTTTTCGCCTTGTGCAGCCGTGACGGATTTGCCGCTTCATACGCATTAAGCCGGAGACGATCCCGCTCGCGTGCCGCGGCCCACCCGGGGGAAATTGCCCTCAGTGTTCTTTCAAGAATGCCCATAGAACGCCTTACAGAAAGTTAGCGAGTTTGTACGAACCACCACGGCTGTTGACCGCGCGCCAGCGACGCTCCCAGTATTCGAGCTCATCGCGCAGCGCCTTCGGATCGTGGTTGGTAATGGCGCGACCGTTTACGCCGGTGAAAGAGATACTCTTGCCGTCCAGCGAGTCCTGGTAGGCCTGGCGCACCATCACCAGCGTTCTCCAGATGTCGTCTTTCTTCACAGCCAGCCTCCTCCCCTACCGGAAGATCCCAGCCAGCTGCCGGAAAGCGTGCTTTCTTTCTCAGGCTCAGCCCTGACTTGTGGCTGAACGGTTTTGTTTTTTTTCACGGTTATCTCCCTGGGGCGTTCCCCTTCATGAATATTTGGGTTGAGATCCTGCGGCTCAGCCCATGCAGGAGGTTTTTCCCAGTCGCGAATTTTTTCGTAGCCGCGCAGAACCGCGACGGCGTGGGCATAGCAGAACAGGTCAAAGGCTTCGTTGGCGCCCTTGCCTGGCTTACGCCATTTGCCATCCACGCCGCGCTCTTCGTAGGTGAGTTCCTCGTAGAACCACTCCCCCAGCCAGTCGGGAAAATGGATATAGCCTGCTCCGGGAGTCTCACGATCAAGGTTATTGCTGAGCTGATCCTTGAGCAGGTCGGTTTGCAGCAGATACACCGGCACCTCGCCACGCGCATCAGCGCGACGGTCACTGCGTTCGGTATTATTCGGGTGAGTTTTGGTAATAATTTTCTGGCGTTTTGTGCTGTCGCCCTTGATCAGATAGACACGCTTACCCAGACCATCCCGGCGACACTGGCGCCAGAATTTATAGGCATTATCTGTCACCCCTTCCTCACCGCCGCTGTCGACGGCCATGGCCAACACCGGCATACGCCGCGTCGGGTCAGACTGAAGTGCGTAAGTTTTTTCCAGCACATCTGAGACAAGCAGCTGCCAGTCCTCCGGATACGCGCCGGGGTGGACTGGCTCCGCCTCGCCATGTTCATTGCAGCGCAGGGACTGGCGGATGTTGTAGCGATCCACCAGCCAGCGTTCACCGTTTTCGCCATAACCAATTATCTGCACGACGAAACGGCGCTTTTTCCCGCCCTGAACGTCGACGGCTGCCAGCAGGAAACGCACCTTCGGCGGAACCATGCGTTTACCGTAATCTTCCGCACGCTGCATCAGCACATCGGCGCGTCGCTGTTCGCTGGCCGAGCGCGGCAGGTATGGCAGCCCCCAGTCGGTGTTGATAACCGCCTTGAGGGTTTCTTCGCTGCCGGTAGCCTCATACTCCTGCTCAGCAGTCAGCAGTTTGTATACCAACTGCGCCCAGGTCTGGTACGCGGCTGCGGGCCCCTCCATCCAGAACGACGCTATGCGCGAACGGCGTGGCTCACCGGAGATTTTGCCGCCCCGGTCAATACTCTGACCTTCACGCAACCAGACACCCACCCCGTTAAGCTCGCGCTTTTTATCTGCGGTGATAATAGTGCTGCAATGCGGACAAAGCAGATGAGCCGACTCACTGGCTTTTACCGGATCAGGTTCATCACGGTATCCGGTCATCGCCTCCATCGCAGGCTGAAAATATTCACCACAATGCGGGCACGGCCAGTACCAGCGACGGCGATCTCCACGGTTGTACAACGAAAGCGCGCCTGTCGTTGGTGGTGCTTCATGGGGAGATTTTCGGCGCCATTTGCTGTCGCGAATGTCCCGGCCTGGCGAACACTCCACCAGAGTCATCCCGGCGGACATAAAGGTGGTGGTACGCTTGGAAGCCAGGGTAAAACCGTCACCCTCGCCATCGATGTCCTCAGGGAAGCGGTCATAATCGGTGAGCGCTACACATTTGAAATCTGACGAGGACATGATGTTGATGGAAGGCCAGCCAATCTTGAGATAGTTGCCCGCCAGAAAAGTACGATCATGCACGTTGTTGTCGTTTCGCAACGGGCTCAGGCGTTTCGCCACTTCTGGACTGACACGAAACGTTCTCGCCAGACGTTTTTTAGAGTGCTCACGCGCTTTCTCTTCGGTCATCTGAACGACGAGCATATCGGACGGGTCACAGACAATGTTGTATACAACCCAGCCATCCACCAGGCCGATCGTTTTCCCCGTTCGTGCCGGTCCAACAAACACCACTGCATCGTATTCACGCATCGCGAGGCAGTTCATCGGCTCTATCACATAGGGAGCGACAGCAGGATCCCACGGTACCGAGTTACCGGCCCCCATAGGTACGCGCATAAATTTTTGAACCGCCTCAGCCACAGGCATACGGCGCGGGGCTTTGAGAATGGCGGAAGCGTTACGCCTGACTTCCGCTGCCGTGGCCTGTCGCATGATTTACTCCTCTTCTGGCATATCCTCCTGTTCTGGTGAGTCGGCCTGCTCAACTTTGAGGGCTATCTGGTCGCGCAGATCGTCAATAACCTGCTGCACCCTGACAACTGCGGAAGGGGTCATGGCGCAGTCTCGTTCAAGGATGTCGGGTAACGTCTCCAGCACCTGAACCATTGCTTTTGCCATGGAGGAAAATTCTCTGGTGACTTCTGACGCCGGGATCAGCTCCCCTGTTTCCTGCTGAAACTTGAGCCTTTCACGCTCCGACTGAAACCAGGCTTTACGATCGGGGGGAAGCATTTTGTCGACGTCCACCAGCTCCGACGGTGTGGTACTCGTCAGCAACTCCCTGAGGATATCGGTGATGGCATAAAGCTTAAGTTTTGGATTGCTGCCCGGTGCCGGCTGAACATTTGCAAGCTTGCTCGCGACCGTCTGGCGGTGCAGATCGGTAATGGCTGCCAGCTGCGTGATATTCAGCCGGAAATTTTTCAGTTCGTTATCCATGATGGTGAACAAAAAATAGTCATTTCGACATCCTGCTAATGATCAGGACTGAAATATCAAGAGGTTAAACAGATGATGATGAAACCCATAAAATGCAAAAAACTAGCCGTTTCCCGCGTGTCCTCGCCCCCTCGGTGTTCCAAACCGCCAGGAGTACCTTTTCAAATGCGAATCAATCTCGAATAGATATTCCTTAGCGGGAATAATTCTCATCTTCGCTCTTGTTCGATTTGACGAATCCCAGCGAAATTGTTGTTACCCTTCTCGATGACGGCCAGCAGCGGTTTAATCCAGAGTACAGCCTGGCAGTACGTTATTGAGCGGGCGGCAGCGGTACTAACATCGGCTGAGTCAGTTCCGGAGGTATCGGCGTGCATTGCGCTGGAACGTAAACGGTACGCGTATTCGAGCAGCCCACCAGCAATGTCAGCAGGAACAGGCAGGTCACAGGTTTTTTCACGTCGGAGAATCTCCCGGTATTCGATTACAGTTTCTTCGGTGCTGGTGTCGATCAGGGAGTTAAGCCTGTTGGCATGTTCTGCAACCTGATTGAACCGATTGAAGTTGAATGACTGTGTGGCGATCACCTGCGCCTGCAAGGAGTTATCACTTCGCAGAACGTCGTTATCACTCTGAATGCTGCTGGCGTCTGAGCAACTCTTTGCGAGCGCTACAGACAGACCAGCAATAATGACAACGCCGATAAGACTAGGATTAATTTTCATTGGCCCAGCCCCCAGCACGTCAACGCACTTTCCTGATCGCGCCGCTCGACCTGCCCATAACAGCCATTCTTCTGGCCTTTAGTCAGGCGGCAATCACGTCCACCGTCCTTAATCCACCAGCGGATTGCCTCGCATGCACCTATGCGGTCACCTGCATTGATGCGCCTGTAGAAGGTCGAAGGGAAGCATTTACCCGGACCAATGTTGTACGGGCAGAAGGATGCGATACCTACCTTCTGCGGCTCTGTCAGAGGCACTTTGATATTGCGATCAACCCAGGCTAATGCCTTATCGCGTTCAATAGCGTTAACCTTGCGGCATTGTTCTTCTGTGGCTGTCATGCCTTTAACAACGCGCCTGCCATCGATGACAGTCACGCCGTGACATAAAGACCAGACCCCACCAGGATCAACAACGGCCACCAGCGCATTGCCTTCTTTCTCGCTGATGAACTGGTCGAAAATGATTGGTGCAGATGCCCCTGACGCGATTAGCGCCAACACTGCTGCGCTGAGTTTTGATTTATTCGACATTATTCACCTCGCGCAGCTTTGCGGCGGTCCGCCTTTATTTGGAAATACAGGCTCGTCAACCACGTCAGCAAACCAAACATGAGGCTACCTAGTACACCAATGGCCGCCCATTGGGAGGGGGAAACTTTATCGAGAAGCTGAAGCAACCAGTATCCGATTCCCCCTCCAGATGCGCCGTATGCAATACCCGTTGTGATTTTTTCCATTCGATTCATGCTCTCACCTCGCTACGTTGCGGGTGTCCTGTTGAGGTAATAAAAAGGGCCGCATCAGCGACCCTAACTTTTATTCCCCTGCCAGCTGCCTTACCTCGCTTACTGTCTGGTTGAATCGCTCCTCTTCCAGCTCAACGCCGATAGCCTGACGTCCCAGTTCGATCGCTGCTTTAACGGTTGATCCCGAGCCCATAAAGAAGTCAGCCACCATATCGCCAGGTCTACTGCTGGCGTTGATGATTTGCCGCAACATATCAGCGGGTTTTTCGCACGGATGTTTGCCTGGATAGAACTGGACAGGTTTGTGGGTCCAGACGTCTGTATAGGGCACGGCTACTGTCACAGAGAAATGCCGCCGAAGAGTTTTATACTCTTCAAGCAGATCAAGGTATTTCCGGTTCAACGAATGCCACGTGGCCACCAGCTGGTGATGCGGAGACTTAAGTTCAGAAGCGCGGTGTTTCTCAACGGCTATCTGAGTGAACAGATCCTGAAGCTTTCCGTAATCCTGTTCGTTTGGCAGCTGCCACTGGCTGGCCCCGAACCAGTGGGAAACCATGTTTTTCTTTCCGGTGGCGTCAGCTATTTGCCTGGACGTGACCCCCAGTTCAGCTCTTGCATCCCGAAAGTAGGAGATTAATGGAGCCATGACATGCTGTTTGACCTCCCGGCTTTTCTCAGCATACCCGTCGCTTTTCGGCTTATATGGCCCCTGGTAATGCTCAGCGAAAATGATGCGTTCCGTTGCAGGGAAGTAAGAGCGCAGGCTTTCCTTATTGCATCCGTTCCAGCGCCCTGAAGGCTTCGCCCAGATAATGTGGTTCATGACGTTGAAGCGTTCACGCATCATGACCTCAATATCAGATGCAAGTCGGTGACCAGAAAACAAGTACATGCTGCCGGTAGGCTTAAGCACTCGCCAGAATTGGGCAAGGCACATATCAAGCCAGCGCAGATAATCGGCGTCACCGTTCCACTGATTATCCCAGCCGTTCGGCTTCACTTTAAAGTAAGGCGGATCCGTAACAATAAGGTCAATGGTGTTATCTGGGAGGGTTGCAAGGTATTGCAGGCAGTCAGCGTTGACAAGCTCGACACTGTTTTTATTTACAGTATTTTTCATAGATCCGTAAGCGTAACTCTGATAGGCTCACTATGCTTTTGCGCTTAAGCAATGGGCCTTGGTTAGCTTGTGACCTGAAAGCATGAGCTAATGGCTGGTTGGGTGCTACAACACCCACCAGCCGCCCATTTCCACAGCAGAATGCCCCCTTCAGTGGAGGCGTTTGTAACATCCAAACTGGTAATCTGATAACCCCGCCATAACCAGCTACGTCAGGACGATCTGGCATTTCTCTCGGCTTAGGCGGGTATTCTGTGCAATTTCCCCAGCTGTCGCTGATGAAGCGCTACATTCGTTAAAAACTGCCTTTGCTTATTCTGTCATATAAGTTTGATTCTGCATGCCTTTTTCCCATTTCTATCGTGTGACAGGCAGATAACCCTGGTTTGAGATACCTGCAAGATCAGAATTGAGCATTGGTTCTGACAGTTTAAAATTAATACTTCTATGGCCTAAAAACGACAAAACCCCGCCGAAGCGAGGTTTTAATTTCTAACGTGCAGGGGCAAAATCCCCATCATTGGGAATAGACTACCCAAGAATTTTGATGTTTTCAAGTCTGAAATATATTGCAGATACAGCAAAATGATGATAGGCCTTGACATGCGGCCTATATTCAGTCTATATTAAGACCGTTACTTAGTAACTCTTTCATGCGGATATGAAAGATACAATCTGATGATGTACCTATAAAAGCGGCTTAAGTGCCGATGATATGTTGGCCACTTGGCGCCAGCACGGAGTAAAAACACTCGCAAGAGAACCTTCGTAAAGTAGATGTTAAATAGAGGAAGACCCTATGAGAGTCGAAACAATAAGTTTTTTGAAAAAGCATGCCGCGATGCTTGATCTATCAGAGCCATTATTGGTCACCCAAAACGGTGTGCCCGCTTATGTTGTTGAGTCTTACGAAGAAAGGAAAAAACGAGATGATGCTATCGCATTGTTGAAGCTTTTGACCCTTTCAGAAAAAGATAAGAGTGAGGGACGCACGTACAGTCGTGACCAGTTAATGGCAAGTATATAACACTTGTCTATAGCTGGGGGCCATATGCCTAAAGAAAAAGCAGTAAGCATTATCTATACCGAAACATTCAAACACTCTGCAACCGATGTTCGTGATTACTTAGCTCATTATCATGAGGATCCTAAGGAAATCATTGATAAACAGTTGGATGAGTTTGAAAACAAAGTACGCATCTTCCCCGAAGGTTGTCAGATCTCACGCGATTTGTCTGCTTTAGGGTGCTACCGCTACCGCGAATGTATAACAAAAGACGGTTACCGCATTTTGTATTCCTTCGATCCAAACGCGTATGACTTGACTACGCACGTGATTCTTGGTCAAAAGCAGTCAGTACAGCAACTGCTTTTTGACCGTATCATCTCTATGTGATTAATAGTGAAAGCCACTTAGTGGCTTTCACTTCATAGTTATTCTTTTCAAGAGCATTTCTGCATGCCCCTCTTCCTGCCAGCATCTCATTACCAGCCTGTCTATAACGCTCGCATACCCGTTGTACCATTGGTAATTGGTTAAATCAGGGATCAGCTTTTCAACATGTGCTCGCGCCAAGGTTGTAGGCAACCTGCTGTATCCTTTACCATTACAGCGGCTACAGAGCTTTTGTACCGGTACGCCGTGAAGTACAGTTCGCTTTTTATCAATGGCCATACCGCGTCCTCTACAATCACGGCACGCAGTGCTTACTTCGCCCTTTCCATTACATAAGTTGCACATTTCTTCAACTTCTTCTTCCTTTATCGTCGGCTCAACTCCTTTAACACCAGCATGTTTGACAACGTCACGAACAACTCGCAACACCCCCTGACCTGAGCAACGAGGGCAGTCACATTTGCTGGCTGCCGAGCGGGCGTAGTCACAGTATACAAACTGGGCTAAGCAATGAGCTATTTCGGTACGAGTCGACTCGCTAAGCTTATTTATAATTGGGTTATTAAGTGCCACTATTAATTTAACAAGTCCATCAACAGCCGGGGCCGGATCTTGTATGCCCATTTTCGCTAAAAATAGGTTAAACCCCAGTGAGGCCTTTGCTTGTACCATTCCCTGCGCCGCCATAACATCGGTCATAGTCAGAGCATAATCTCCAGTGGCCGGAGTGCTGTCGTTTAGCTTTGAGGATTTTGGTGAATAAAACTTCGGTAAGGCTTCTAAATTCATTGCTAAGCTCTCCATACAATTACGCTTTAGTTATTACGCCTATCGCCAGCGCTCGATTCATAAAACGGAATAGCAGCTCCAGCTGGGTACCGTGTTTTTTCTCGAACGTTGCAACATCAGCATGTAATTTGTCGTGACACTCTCTGCACAGAGGGATCACAAACAAATCGTGGGCTTTAGTGGCGGTACCGCCCATGCCGTGACCAATGACATGGTGTGGATCATCCGCTGGCCGCCGGCAACCTTCACAGGGCTGGTTTTTAACCCACCGGGTATAGTCCTCATTCACCCACCTGCGGTGTTTTGGGCGCAACATGAAGGATTCAGGGGATTCAGGATCCGCATGCAGAGCCAGAACATTTGGCTGGTCACAGGCCACTTCCTGATTTGCTCCATGCTTTAATTTCGCAGCCGTGACCGCAGGGGTGACCTTCTTCTGCAAAATGCGTTTTGCCGGGGGCATCGGCACAATGTCACTTTCTCGATATACGGATAAAAACGGCTCATCCGGTAAGCGAAGCGCATGCTGGGCCATCCTTTCCGTGATTGCATCAGCAATGCCTGAATAAACGGCCCACCAGCACAATTCACCGAGGGATAGTTCACGCTCTCTGTTGTAGCCAAGCGAAGACAGAATGGAACTGATCAGCCAGTTAATGAGATTACGCCGGGCCAGTTCTGCCAGCGCCGCGGTGGTTTGCTCGCGCAGCTGGTTATCGCAATGCCAACAGAGCAACATTGAACCAGGGGGATGTCGCATCGTTACCAGCTCATGATGATGATAATCAGTGTGCGGGTACTGGCATTCCTTCACATTACGCTCTAACCAGGATTCCAAAGCGGTCAAACCGCCTGCTGCACGGATAACTCTCTCGTCGGTGAAGAATTCCTCGAGGGACTTATCTTCTGCCAGCGGCTGCCTGGCATCAGGAACGAGCCCCGACGGAAGCCCAGCCATACTTTTTGGCTGAGGCTCCACCAGCACTCGCCCCTGTTGAAACAGATACATCAGTTCACTACCCGGCTTTAACACCACAAGCCCCAGGCGCGGAACAGTCTCGGCTGTAAACAGTCCTCTCACGCGGCATGCCCCTTAGCGATGTGTGCCGTCCACAAGCCGCCGATCCACTCGATACCTTTGGGTGTAAAGCGTGCCTGGCTAAAGGCGTAGTTTGTTTCGCTCGTAGTGCCAGTTTTCACTTCAAACCGCCCGGCAGCAATGTGCTGGTGCCGCGGTGTCAGCACTCCGCCAAGCCGGTACATGATGTCGCTCTCAATGAGGAACAAGCGGAAATCTGTTTCCTTGGCCTGCAACAGCTTTGCCACCTGGCGGAAAGACATTGAGCCTTTGGCGGTACAATACCGATCGACAAACTCAACTTTCGGCGCGGCAGCGGCTAACTGCTGGCTGAGTTGTTCTTTCTGCTCGGCAAGATCCGCGGCAAGACGTAATGCCTCCGGCAATGTTTGCGGGACACTGACGGCCTGGCTGTTCTCCAGCTCTTGCCAGCGATCGACAACAGCGGCGGTAAATTCTGGCGATAGTCTGGCGACGATCACCAGAGAATCACGTTTGTTGAACCAATACTCCTCGTATGTTTGCCCGTTTTGCGGGTGTGTGTAGGGGGTGTGCGCCAACGGCGCGGTTAAAATACCAGCAGATGCAAGGCGCTCAGCTGAGCGCTTCACATCACCATGTTTGCTTTGCACCAGCCGGGCAATTTCACGGCTGGACATTGTCACAACACCCTTTGCGGTTAACTGATTCATGCTATTTCTCCATATCAGGCGGCTGCACCCGCCTTTTGATTTGCACATAATTCAGGAAGATTTGCCTCTACCAGCGCACGAGCGAACGGCGGCGGTACTGCGTTACCGCAGCGCGCTACCTGCTTGTCTTTGGCGTAACGATTGCCGCGATAGTCCTGATCGATAACGTAGCCGTCAGGGAAGCCCTGCGCCTTATAAAGCTCATGCGGTTGCAGCATGCGCATTCCGATATCGACGATCTGGTACTTAACACCCTCTATCGTCACCAGCCATTCATCCTCGCTTTCACCGCAGTAGGTTTCGAGGAATGTCCGGACCTCGCCAACGTGCTGGCCACCAGCGGTAATCGTCGGCATAGGTGTATCCATGGTCTGACCGTCGCGGCAGGTTCCGCGCAGCTTCACCAGGTGCGACGCAACTACAGCGTGATGATCAACGGTAGTGACTGAGTGGGCAGGCTCATCCATACCAACACCCGGCCCCGTGTAATTCCCACCATAGTGCTTCGCCAAGAACGCGCTCACCGTCGCAAACTTATTACCACCAGCAGTGACCGTGCCGAGCGGGTTATTCAGTTGAAGAACACGCGGTTCTTGCCCTGGGCGTTCGCCGTATCCCATCTGGATCAGTGTTGGGGTTACCAGCTGCGATTTACCGCCACCGCCAGCAGTAATCGTTGCGCTCGGCTCGTCTGCTCTGTGCCCAACACTGGCACCAAACTGGCGGGCGATGACAGGAGCAACCACACACGCGCGGGACTGCTTGAGGATTGTATGAGCGGGTTTATCCAGCGGGCGCGGCTTTGCCTGGTACTCACTGCCGCCATTGCCCGCCAGGAACGGTGTCAGCGCGGCCTCAACTACGCCAAGCGCATGCCCATTACCGCCCGGGCGAGCCGACGTGCCAGCGGTGACAGTTGGTACCGGCTCGGTCACTGGCTGCCCGATGGCCCCGGTGCGGAATTTAGTAAGATGCGGTACCGCCAGCGCGTAGCCATGCTTTTTAGTGATGGTCTGCAATGGCTCTAACAACGATTGCCCGCGGAAACAGTCATACCCTCCTTTCGTCGTGGTGTGATTACACTTCACGATGAAAGGTGATGCGCTTTCAATAACAAAGCGCTGGATGCCGCGCGCGATACGTTTGAGCGTATTTTCCGCCAGTGGCTTTTTGCGGTCGAAGATGGACAGGGCCGGGATATTCCAGTCAATGCACTCCGCCGCGGTACGCCATGGCGCCAGCTTGCCGCTTTGTACTTCCAGTGATTTTGGATCCCCATGAGTCGCTTCAGGCCAATGAATCTTGCAGCCGTCAGAGCGCATGACCATGAAGAAACGCTTTCTAATCGTCGGCGCGCCGTAGTCACAAGCGCGCAGCTCCCGATAATCAACCTCATAACCAAGCCCCGCGATCAGCTGTTGCGCCTGCTGGCCGTGCGGCTCAATGGCAAGAAATTCACAAACCTCAGCCAGTGCTGGGTGATTCGCCGCGATACCAGTCGACAGCATGCCGACAAATGCCTCGAATGTTTCACCAGCGCGCTCAGGATCCGGGCGTAATTCCTCATCCAGCAGCGGGCCCCATGTCTTAAATTCTTCGACGTTCTCCAGCATCATGACGCGGGGACGTACCGCCAGCGCCCAGCGCAGGACAATCCACGCCAGCCCGCGAATCTCTTTCTTAACTGGCTTAGCGCCCTTTGCTTTGGAAAAATGGCGGCAGTCAGGGCTAAACCAGGCCAGGCCGACAGGTTTACCGCTGGTGGCTGCGATTGGGTCAACATCAAACACCGACTCGCAATAATGCAGCGTGTCCGGGTGATTCGTCTTATGCATCGCAATAGCGTTTTCGTCGTGGTTAATAGCGATATCGACGCTACGCCCGATCGCCAGCTCAATGCCGGTACTTGCGCCGCCGCCGCCAGCAAAGTTATCAACGATGATCTCACGCATTGGCGGCCCCCTTCATACTGCTAACCAAACCACCAGCGATTGTGATGATTTCGGTGGTGGACATCCGCTCAAGCCAGAGCTGATTGATATTTGCCTTCAACTTGTTTTGCTGACCCAGAGCCAGAGAATCCGCGCCCTCTACCTGACTAAATACCAGACCGACTTCAAGCGGCCAGATACGCGATTCTTCCTCAGGCTGATCTACAGGGGCAGGTGTGGCTTCTTTCGATGTTGCAGGTGGAGAAAATTTTGCCGCGGCAAAGTTTGCCAGTGCCATCGCGGCGCGCCCTTTTTCTTCCAACTCGGTGCGATTGATGTAACTGAAGCGCTCACCGCGCCAAGTCTTGTCGAACACCACAATTGCACCAGCAAAGAACGCGCTGGTAGGCTGCTGCTTTTCATCCAGGGGAACGAACCATTCAGGAAGATCGAAACCAATGCGGCCACGGATAAATGTGACGTGATCTGCCTCTTCAGGCCACCACGTCTCACTCGTCGCAGACTTAATGAGAAAAACGTACCGACCACCCTTTTCTCGCATTGCCATAGCATGGTTAATGATGTGGGTCATCCCCGTAACCGCCTGCTTTTGATGGTACTGCGATCGGCTGTATGGAGGGTTAGCAAACGCGGCGCCACTAAGCTCTGCCAGACGCTCAGACCAATCCTGAGTAAGCGCGTTATCTTCTGCGGTATACCATGCAGGACACTTCGCGTTGCTGTCGTCGGCAAAAAGGTCCAACACCAGAGGGCCGAACATCGCATTGATCCCCCAAAACAACAGATCCGGAGTGCGCCATTGATCGCCGACCTCTTTCAACTCGTGGGTTGGTTTAGAGCGCAGTTGAGCCAGCGCGCGGCAATATTTGTTATCAGCATTCATGCTCATCATTTCGCTCCCCTGAAGCCAGCTGGAATGGCTTTATCTGGTCCACCAAATTTCATCGGATCATGCTTACGGATTGAGCCCCAGTACTGTCGTTCTGGACGTCCTGCTGCGTCCCACTTATTTGCGGATTGCAGGTAACCTGGGAATTTTGATGGCAGAAACAACGTTGTTGGGCGCAGATATTCGGCCATTTTCAGATCCTCGCCCCACTTCTCGACGCTGTAATCCACAACCAACAGCAGCTCATCGGGCGTAAACCCGTCAGCCAGGCGAGCCCGGATGTTTTCCAAGGACGATTTGCAGACCTGATACCGTGATCCGGTGGTCTTGTTCAGATGTGATAAAACCTGCTTCGCCTGATCAGTGATAACCACCACAGGGTCGGGTTGCGCAGCAACCGGACAAGAATGTTTTTTATCTGATGGATCAGTAGTTGTATTTACTGACGGATCCCCCCCAGATTCTGACGGGTGAAAACCGCCTTTTTCACCGTTTTTTGATGCCTCAGATTTTGACGCGTCGATTTTTGAGGCATCAGATTTTGATGCGTCAGAATCTGACAGGTGAGAAAAGGCAGCAGCCTGTAATTTCGCAACATTGAGCTGGTAAACGTTCGATGCATTGCGGTTGCCTTTACGGCGCTGCTGGCGGGTTAACCAACCGTCTTTTTCCAGCTGAGATATGGCAGTGCGAACCGTGCTCTCACCAGCACCAATCTGGCGCGCGATGGTAGCAATAGAGGGCCAGCTAACCCCCTCATCACTGCTGAAGTCTGCCAGACGCGCCATGATGGCAACGCTGGACAGCTTCATGCCAGAAGCGGCACAAGCATCCCAAACGTAACCCGTTAATTTAGTGCTCATGGTCGTCCTTTAACTCTGTAAACTTGCGCTTGAATTGTTCGAGCGGGCTGAAACATTCTTGGTTATAACCATCCCGCAGGTAGATAACTCGTTGAGTTTCTGGCTCCCATCGGATAACCCGAACGGGGATCCCTCTGTGGTCTTTGAACCTTCGGTTAACTTCGCGCATAAGCGTTTCGCCTTCCTGTAGTAAACCCCCACAATTGCGACCGCCCGACTGTGGTTACATGGCACCCAGCGGTTTGCTATTCTGCGTTCATACCGAAACAACGGAGCGCCCGGTACCGGGATCATCCTGAGTTGCGGTAAACGGTTAAAAGCCGTTAAACTGGTCATGCGGATTACTTCTCCATACAAGATTTGTCTGCCACGACGCCCGGAGCTGCACACTCGCGGGCGTCACCTTTTTCCGGCGCACAAAACACACGGAAAAGCAGCGTCAAATGTTCCTGCCACTTAGCCATCACCTGATAGCTGTTCTCTTCAATCTGGGCGCGTTCCTGAGCATCAATAACGCCGTCAGCGGTAGCTTTGCGAACGTATTGCGAATGCCTGCCGATCCACTCCACTGACTCCATAAGACGCTGGTTGATGTCACCGTTCTCTATTTCTTCAACGTCAGCCAATGGCACGAAAACACCGTTCGAGTGACGTGCAATAGCGTTCGCTATGTGGTTTGAACCACCAGCGCGTTGAAGCACCATCGCCCAACCGAGCGGGAAGATCTGATCGCCATCGGTACGCAGCCGGTTAAACAGCGCGTTCTCGGTCACACCCAACCACTCAGCAGCTTCTGAATATCCGCCAGGCAGCTCGGTAATCGTTTTTTTGATTGCGGCCACCAGCCAGGCTGGCTGCTTATCAACTTTCCATTCCGGTTCGTTACCCACGGCTTTCCCCTTTTTCCTGTGGTACCGATGCTGCCCCAGTATCTGTAGCCTGCGTATAACGGTGCGGGTACAAGATTTGGAGCTCATCAATTTGGCCCGAATAAAACTTCACAAGCCTTTCAGCTACATCGAGTGATGCGATTTGTTGACCCCTTTCAATTCGGCTTAGGTTGGCTGGATCAATGTCCACCACGTTTGCTACATGAGAGAGAGTCAGACCTTGCGATTTTCGCAAATTTCTTAACGGCGATTGCATAATACCCCCTGTAATTGCGCATTACGCATATTAATGTGTAGTTACGACTTGCGCAAGTTGCTTTGCATATCACGCAAAAACAACCTGTAATGGACGCATGAACATAGGAAACCGCATTAGAGAATTACGCCTCGAAAAGGGCATGAAAATTTCAGATCTTGCTGAAGCTGTAGGTATTGACGGTGCGAACGTCTCACGGGTTGAGACCGGAAAACAAAAGTCATTTACTGAACAATCGCTTAGCAAATATGCTACGGCACTTGGTGTCAGCGTGGCAGATCTCTTTACACCGTCTTCAAATGAAACTACTGTATGCAAATCCAGTGGTAAAAATCCAGCTTATGGAGAGGGTGACCCTGTGTTTAGAGTCGAGTTGCTCGATGTCAGCGCCAGTGCTGGCATGGGCCATATACAAGGTAGTGATGTCGTCGATGTCATCAGGTCCATTGAGTACAACAACGAAAGAGCCGCCGCATTATTTGGTGGGAGAACACCAGATACGGTCAAAGTGATTAACGTTCGTGGTGACAGCATGGCTGATACCATTGAACCAGGTGATTTGATATTCGTTGATGTTTCGATCAATGATTTTGATGGTGATGGGATTTATGTCTTTGGTTTTGATGATAAAATTTACGTCAAAAGATTACAGATGATCCCAGATAAAATTCTTGTCATTTCCGATAACCCTAAATATCGGGAGTGGTCAGTGGATAAGTCCAATGAAGACAGATTTTACGTTTTCGGCAAGGTAATGATCAGCCAGTCGCAGTCAGTTAAACGGCACGGATAACATCCCCTATGAACAAATAACCGCCTACACGGCGGTTTTTTTACGCCCTTAGAATTGCGTTTTACGCATTTTATATCTTGCGCGTTTCGCAAATATATTTTATCTTCATTTTCATCAACAGCGAACAGGCAGGAAGCCCACGAAGTAGCCGCCGGTGGCGTATGAATGACCGGATGATTCGCAAATGGCTTACCACCGCGCCTGATGTGGTTAAAAGCAGGCCAAATAATAAGAAGTGATCCCTGTTCTGGCTGTTCACTTTCCCATTGAGGGAGACAGCCAGTTTTTTAAGGGCACAACGTGAAAGCGCACTCCTTCTCTCTTTCACTGCGGGGGCAGGTTTGTTACCGAAGGAGTGGGCTTTCAGTTGTGGTAATGCGGCTCTGCGCACGTGACGAGGCCAACAAGTTTTTATTTCAACATTTGAAATGAATACGTTTCTTGAGGTGTAGCGTCGCCGGTTCTGGCCGGTCCGGCAGGTGGAGGCACCACCGCCACAACAAAATCATTGCTGTGTGTAGTCTTTGCCCATCACATCGGTGGGCACCTTTTTTACACAAGAGACAAGGGCATCACCGGGCGACGGGCTCATTCCCCAATCCACCCGGGCGCAGAAATGGAGGCTGCAATCTTCACTGCTACGCAGGTGCCCTTTTCTGTTGTGTATGGAGAAGTTCCACTGGCGGTGGCAGCCGCCTCACAGAGGGTAAAACCATGAGTAATGACCGCATGACCGTAGTGCCCGATTTCCTGGGCGAACTGGATGCCGGCGTGTTCATGAACAAGATCGCGGCGGCTTTGAACACTACCGCGCTTGGCGTTCTGAACAACGGTACCAAAGGCAAAGTAGTCCTCACCTTTGATATTGAGCGTATGGGTAACTCCGTCGAAGAGAAGCGCGTCAAGATCAAGCACAAGCTGAACTACGTCACCCCTACCCCGCGCGGTAAAGCCTCCGAAGAAGACACCACCGAAACACCAATGTGGGTTAACAAAGGCGGCAAGCTGACCATCCTTCAAGAAGATCAGGGGCAGCTGTTCGGCATCAACGGCGGCGTTGACGGAAAGCTTAAAGCAGCTCAGTGAACCGCCTCAACCAATTCACTGCAACCACTTCGATCATTAGCAGATAAGGAATTTTTATGTCTCAGCAACTAGACAGCAGCGCCATCAAACAGGTTAAAGACTTGGTTCTCTCCGGCTATCACCTGAATGATATTAACGGACTCGCCTGTCCAACAGCTATTTTGCCGGAAAATACAAAGGTAGCGAGCCTGGAAAATTTTTCACTGGAGCGCTTCCGCTTCCGTGGCGCCATGACCACGACCAGCATCAATGATTTCGCCCGTTATTCTAAAGGGTATGCCAGTGTCGAAGAGCCGGCTCGCTGCTTTATCGATGCGGACAATATGACAGCACGCTCCGTGTTCAATATCGGCACGCTGGAAAACCCAGGCCATGCTGATAACGTAGCTGCAATCACCCTGAAACAGACTGCACCTTTCCGCGCGCTGCTTGCGATTAACGGCGACCGACTGAAGCAAAAGCAGATCGCCGAATGGCTGGAAGACTGGAGTGATTACCTGCTGGCCTTTGATGCTGAAGGAAATACCATGCAGATTTCACAGGCTGCTCAGGCTGTTCGTCGCATTACTATCCAGCAGGCGACTCAGCAGGATCATGAAGACGGTGATTTCAGCGGGAAAAAATCACTGATGCAGAGCGTTGAGGCCAGCAGCAAAGATGTAATGCCGGTAGCGTTCGAGTTCAAATGCGTGCCGTATGAAGGTCTTGGTGAGCGAGCATTCAGCCTTCGCAATAGTCTACTCACTGGTGACGAACCACGCTTTGTTCTGCGTATTGTTCAGCTGGAAGCGCAGGAAGAAGCGATCGCCAATGAATTCCGAGATCTGCTAATCAGCAAATTCGACGGCGAGCCAGTAGAAACCTTTATCGGTAACTTTAAAGCGTAATTTCTCTGCATTAAATCCCCGGCGCCGCGGGGATTTATTGAAGCGTAATTCCCTTTATTAATCGCCAATGGCGAGGGGTTCGTACAACCAAAAACTGGCGCAGGTGCAGCTGCCAAATATGGAGAAGAAAAGACGATGAGTTATATCCAGACACTTTCAGGTAAGAAATTCGATTACCTCAATTCAACCGCTGACGATGTAGAGATCGAGGATATTGCGACCGCACTTTCCCACATCTGCCGCTTCAGTGGTCATCTGCCGGAATTTTACAGCGTGGCCCAGCACTCTGTGCTGTGCAGCCAGCTCGTGCCGCCAGAGTTCGCTTTTGAAGCCCTGATGCATGACGCAGCAGAAGCGTATTGCCAGGACATCCCAGCCCCCCTGAAGGCATTGCTTCCAGATTACCGTCGCATCGAAGGGCGGGTAGAGCAACTGATCCGGGCCAAATTCAGCATCAACCCTGATATGTCAGCGGTAGTGAAATACGCCGATCTGGTGATGCTTGCCACTGAACGCCGCGATCTGGATATCGACGACGGATCACTCTGGCCTTGTCTTGAAGGTATACCGGCAAGCGACATTATCCAGATCGTCCCTCTTCGCCCAGGCCAGGCATATGGCTTGTTCATTAACCGTTTCAATGAGCTTACGGAATTACGCGCATGTCTCGCATGAAGATAAAAGAACTGGTAGCCGCAGCCCATGCTGCGGCCGGGAAACTGCAACCAGCAGAAGCCTCTCTGATGCGTGAGGTAGCCACTCGCCTGGACGTTACATTTGCCGCCTTGACGGAATCGATGGACCAGCGAATGAGCCTTGACGCCGAAATTAACCATCTTCGTCAGGAGTCCGTCCAATGACCACCAACAAATATGCGACTCTGCGCGGCACAATCGCCAGAGCCAAACGCCACGACTGTCAGAAAGTCGTGATGCGCGTGACGTTAGCAGAAGAACTTCTCGAGCAGTTGTCAAAAGCAGAGGAGCGGATCGCGGAGCTGGAAGCGATATTGGCATGTGATAGGTGCGGGACAATTTGTACTCGTCCTGACGGGGCTCATTATTGCCACATCAGCGACAACGCCGACTCGCGCTACAGCCCCCAGTGAATCAAAAGCCAAGATGTAAGAATGGAGAAAGAAATTGAACGATTTAATGATTGACCTCGAATCAATGGGAAAAAAGCCAAACGCGCCGATCGTCTCAATTGGTGCCGTCTTTTTTAACCCTCATACAGGTGAACTTGGCCAAGAATTCTATACGGCCGTCTCGCTTGAAAGCGCAATGGATCAGGGTGCGGTACCGGACGGAGATACTATTCTTTGGTGGCTCAAACAAAGCTCGGAAGCGCGCTCAGCTATTTGTGTTGATGATGCGCTGCCTATCACTGATGCACTGTCGGAACTGAGCCATTTCATTCACCGGCACGCAGATAATCCAAAATACATGAAGGTCTGGGGTAACGGTGCCACCTTTGACAATGTGATTCTGCGTGGAGCTTACGAACGCGCCGGCCACATTTGCCCTTGGGCCTTTTGGAGCGATCACGATGTTCGCACTATTGTTACGCTCGGTCGCAGTGTCGGTTTCGATCCGAAGCGTGACATGCCTTTTATTGGCGATGTGCACAATGCCCTAGCTGATGCGCGACACCAGGCAAAATATGTGTCAGCAATTTGGCAGAAACTGATCCCTACCACCAGCGACAAATTTTAATTACTCGGGTGCAGCCGGGTTAATGGAGAAGTATATGCTGAGCCTCGATTGTGTTCCCATCTCAACTTATTGCAAAGAGACTGGCGAAACCCCTGATGCCATTAATAAGCGCATACAGCGCGGTGTGTGGCGTGAAGGGGTTCAAGTGCTAAAGGTCGAAGGTGTTAAGGAAAGATGGATTGATCTTAGTGAGGTTGCAAAATGGGCACGACAGAATCGCCTAAACTCCCGCGCGGCGTAACCATCAGGAAACATCGTAATGGTGAAACCATCAATATTACCTTCACTTATAAAGGGGTTAAATGCCGTGAGCCTCTTTCTAATCTGGACGTAACCCCCAAAAATATCAAATACGCCGAGCGCACACTCGGCGAAATCTATAACAAGATAGAAAGGGGGACGTTTGTCTATGCGGAATACTTTCCCCGTTCAACCCGGTTGAAAATTTTCGGCAATGCTGCCGCGGGCAAAACGGTGAAGATGTACCTAGATGAGTATCTAGTGATCTGCGAAATGAGGAAGTTATCACCTTCGACAATTGGCGGGTACAAGAAATGCCGAAGTGCTTTGTCTTCACTTCATATGTTTCCCGCAAGTGAGTTAACCCCAGCAGCATTGAAGACATGGATCCAGAGCCAGAAAACAACATTGAAGACCATCCGAAACCAACTTTCGTTCCTGCGTTCTGCACTAGATGAGGCAGTGACAGATGGTGTGCTTCAGATAAACCCAGTATCACTGGTAACTGCTTCAAGGTACCAAAGGGATAAATCAGAAGCAGAAAGTAGTTATGTGGTAGATCCGTTGTCGCCAGCAGAAGTTGACGCATTGCTCTCAGCCGCTGGAAACAAGCAATGGGAGAATCTTTTCCGGTTCGCTATCCAAACCGGGCTGCGAAGCTCTGAGTTGTGTGCTCTTCGTTGGCGTGATATCGACTTTGTATCGAGGACAGCACACGTTCAAAACGCCAGTGTAGTTGGCGTCATCAAAGGAACAAAAACAAAAGCTGGTACTAGGAAAGTAGAACTGACTGAAGAGGCATTGAAGGCTTTGGCCAGCCAGAAATTGGTCACTTTTATGAGGAATGAAACGATTTTTGAAGATCCAAAAACTAACAAACCATGGGCAAATGCTGACGCAATTAGAAAAAAAGCTTGGATTCCGACATTGAGAAAGGCTGGTATACGATACAGAAACCCTTATCAGACTAGGCACACTTACGCTACTAAGCACATTAGCCAAGGAGCGAATCTCTTCTGGCTAGCTGGACAGATGGGGCATAAAGGGCCCGAAATGTTGTTTCGTCATTATGGTCGTTATTTGAGTCATTATGACAATCACACCTCAACAACGATCACTAGCAATTGCAAAAACTAGCCTTAAACAAGGTTAAGAGTTTATACCAAGAAGCCCTTTTCGATCAAAACCTAAGGGCTTCCACAAATCCATGTATGATTGGAGCTTCTTTAGAATTATCAGCATCCTGCCCATAGTTTTATTCCTTGGGTGAAATTCTATGCCCCTGATAAAACAACAGTATTAATTCCCCAAAAAAAATGTTATAAGTAAATTTACCAACATGTAAACTCAGTTTTTTGCTTAATTAAAAAAAGTTAGAGGGATGAAATGACTACACCAGTAATAAGCTTCATAAATATGAAAGGTGGCGTTGGTAAAACAACTTTATGCGTCGGCATTGCTGAATACCTTGCAAACTTCATGGAAAAAAAGATATTAATTATCGACATTGATCCACAGTTTAATGCTACACAGTCAATACTTAGTAAATATGACCGAGTAAAAGAATATATAACAGATCACTTAGAAAACACAAAAACCATCAGACGCATTTTTGAAACAAAATCAAGCTTAACTGGTAAGGTTCAACAGGTTACTCCTGAAGAAATTATTATCAAAATGTCCGAAAATCTAGATATGATTTTTGGCGATATTAATACAATATTTGATATAGAACAACCTGCTGCAAGATTGCATAAGCTAAAGCGATTTATAGAAGAAAATAATCTTCGAGAAGTATATGACTTCATTTTTATCGATAGTCCGCCAACTATTTCATTATTTACTGATGCAGCTCTCGTTGCTTCAGATTACTATATTGTACCTGTTAAAATTGATCACTATTCAATTTTAGGTGCAACAAGCCTTTTAAGCGTAATAGAAAACATTCAAGATAACTATGACCACAAAAACATTGAGAACTTGGGTTTTATTTATACTAACACCCTCGAAAACCTGTCACTAAAGACAAGAAAACTTCAAACAGAGTTTCAGAGTTCTGAACCTTTTAATGAGCTATACTTTTTTGATAGCCAATTGAAATTTGTGCAGGATTTAATGGTGGGTGGTAGAGGTAATATTTCATCCAGTTACAAATTATCTAGAAAATATATCAAAGGTATTTGTGAGGAATTTTTAACTCGGATCCAAGAAGTGCAAACGGGGGGGGGAGATGAATAAATATAACAACAGCCTCGAGATATTACAGGCATTAGTTTACAAGAAGCCCAACTCTAGAGAGGGGTTTATTGGATTGATTACGTTAGTAATCTACTCTAGGGAAATTTTCGTTAAAAATGAAGACGCTGCGAAATTCGTCAAAAATGTTTTTGGAATTACTTTTTTAGAGTACGTCATAAAATCAAGAACTTTATTATGCGCCAGACTTACCCGTACATTGGTAAATATGAGCGACAGAGACATCAAAGAATCTATTTATAAAGTTTCAGAGTATTTTAAGACTGACAAATTTATTATTGATTATAATAATAGCTTACATAGTGATAATAATAACTTTAAAAAGAAACATAACGCAAATCGAGATGTAAGCACGTGGATCAGTGCTCTTTTGAAGAAGGATAAAAAATAATGCTTCAAAGAGATCCTCATGGATTTAGAAAGGACGTGAAAGAATTTATCACTTTGATAAAATCTTTTCAGATAGACACTCGCACAGAAAATAATCTTACATCAGCATATAAACACGTTCTTTTTCTGGAGTTCATTCATAACTCCAATCCAGAATTAAGTCACAAAACCTTTATAAAAAGTATTATTTACGATGTCCTTAGTTCTATTACAGCTATACTTCATAAACGAGAGAGATATCTACATCTCAATTTTCGTTCAATGATTGAACATCTTGCACGTATATCCCTACAAAAGGTTGATAACGGGGGGGATTTTGATATTACTGTTAGAACTGTTGATTTTGAGAATCTTAAGTCTACAAACACTGATGAAAATTGGGCTTACATGCATTCACAATATAAACAGGCATGTGGCTGGCTACACTCATCATCTAAAGTCAAGTTAAACATCACTGCTTCATTCCCAGACTTATTAACTTCAGATTCAAAAAGTAATGCAGCTAAACTATCAACTCATTTGCAAAGAATGACAACTGAAACGCTAAAAATTTTTTTCAATTATTATGTTGTTGAGATTCAAACTTCTTTTTACCGCACGCGGGGGGAAATGAGGTATGTGGTTGGAAACCACAACTTCGAATATTTTTTAACTAAGAATCAATAAATCTAAAAATTCCTTTAAAAATTCACGTGAAGTATACGCAGCATACTCAACATAAATTATAAACTTATAAATCAATAAGTTAAAAAACAACAGACGCGGGTTCAACTCCCGCCAGCTCCACCAAATGATGATCCGGATACGTCCGGTGAAGTACAGAAAGCCCGTATGGCACAAGCCCTGCGGGCTTTTTTGTGTCTGTCGTTGTCCGAGAACATCCGGCTAAATCCAGTGATTATTGGTATACGTTTAGGTATACGGTAGGATGTATACCTAAAAACGTATACCAATTCATGAAGGAGCGGCCACAGTGGCACGGACAACACGCCCCCTGACCAACACCGAAGTTCTACGCGCTAAAGCGTTAGAGAAGGATCTAACGCTGCATGATGGCGATGGGCTTTTCCTGATAGTGAAAACCAGCGGGAAAAAGCTTTGGCGTTTCCGTTATCAACGTCCGGCGACAAAACAGCGGACAATGATGGGGCTAGGTGCTTTCCCTGCCCTTTCACTGGCTGACGCCCGAGGGTTAAGAGCGGATTATCTTGCCTTGTTAGCCAACGGAATTGACCCACAAATTCAGGCCGAAGTTGCAGAGGAACAGCAGCAAATCGCACTGGACAGTATTTTTTCAACGGTCGCCGCTAACTGGTTCCAGCTCAAAAGCAAAAGCGTTACCCCTGATTACGCAAAAGATATTTGGCGCTCACTGGAGAAAGATGTATTCCCTGCCATCGGTGAGCTCCCCGTTCAGCAAATCAAAGCCCGGACGCTGGTTGAAGCTCTTGAGCCTATAAAAGTACGTGGAGCACTTGAGACAGTGCGCCGGTTGGTACAGCGCATTAACGAGATAATGATTTATGCCGTAAACACGGGTCTGATCGATGCGAATCCGGCTTCAGGTGTTGGCATGGCTTTTGAGAAGCCCAAAAAGCAAAACATGCCGACACTGCGGCCAGAAGAATTGCCAAAGCTAATGCGTTCTTTGGTCATGTCAAATCTATCTGTTCCGACTCGCTGTCTTATTGAATGGCAGCTCCTGACACTTGTACGCCCTTCTGAGGCTTCCGGTGCTCGGTGGGCAGAGATCGATCTCGATGCAAAGCTCTGGACGATTCCAGCCGAACGGATGAAGGCCAAGCGTGAGCACATTGTTCCTCTATCTCCTCAGGCATTAGAGATTCTGGAAGTGATGAAACCAATCAGTGTTCATCGTGAACATGTTTTTCCCAGTAGAAATGACCCTAAACAGTCAATGAATAGCCAAACTGCTAATGCAGCACTCAAACGCATTGGTTATGGTGGGAAATTAGTTGCTCACGGGTTACGATCCATCGCAAGTACTGCACTCAATGAAGCCGGATTTAATCCTGATGTAATTGAAGCTGCACTTGCTCACATTGATAAAAATGAAGTTCGAAGGGCATATAATCGTTCCATTTATCTCGAGCAACGCATAACATTGATGGAATGGTGGGGTAATTATGTTCATAATTAAAAATTGATATTGTACAATTTAAATTATTGCTAAAAGTCATCATTTAGACACTCAAGAACGAAATAAAATCTGGCACAATATTAGCTTTTTAAAGATGGCTCAATGAGAGCCATCTTTAATTTTAACGTTTAGTTACTGTTATGCTCGTGCTGAAAGGAGGATATGCTGAAGTTGAATGTACTTCATCATAAATCGCTACTACACTCCCACTTTCATCTAATTGATGATAAACATATTCATCATTATCTCTCCCCTTTCGTAATCCTTTCCACTCCATTGATACTTGTTCAATGGTATGATTGTCTGGAATTGAGAATTTCTTTCTAATATTTTCTGACATAATTAAAGCCCTTTCAATTTTTTTTAATTAAAACATCTTTAATATTCGACCACTCATTTAACATGCTAACATTTAAAATACTATTTTTAATTCTGACATCAACAACTTTCTGTCTTGGGTCAGATAATTCATGAAGAAGCCTTGAGCTTTCAATGGAGAATGCTTTGAGAGAGTTAAATCCAATTATCGCCCTATTAAAATACTGTTCACTTATTCGCTGAGCACCTAAAGTTAAATCATTTGGGTCCAAACATATCTGTATTGCGGATTGCCCATCCATTATGAACACGGCGTGTACATTGTTCCTAAGGAACTCCGCTCTAACCTCTTGAAGATCCGTTAAAATACAAATAGAAATATCATTCTGCAAGAAAGCTACTAACGCCTCCTTCTCTAGAGACAAAGTAAACGGATATGCAGTCCCCCAATCTTCTTCAGGAGTGAGTGAGTGTATTAATGTCGACTCTCCAAAATCGACATCAATAAAATGTTTCATTGCGTTTTCGAGTTGTTGTTTAGGCAAATCAGTTCGTACGCAAAAATAAACAAGTCCCTTTTCAACCTCTTTGCTTGCATATCCATCAATGAGCGATTGCTTTATTAAATAATTGATATCCTCATAATAGGTGATTTCTTCACCTCTATTTTCAACCCTATATGCATCCAATCCATTTTTGAAAGAAGGTGCATAGTCATTTCTATAAAACTCTGATAACTTTTGCAATTCAAGCAATTGTCTGCTAACTCTTGCCCCAGGGTTTTTGTGCATTTTCCTTTTCACCTCAATAGGTACAGGATCACTCATTCCTAACGCACAAACATCCCCATGGCGTATAACATTAGTAATATCAGATAAGACTACTGGGACATTGTATTGAAGCCCCATTTTGAAAACCTTCCACTCTTGTCTGAACCCCTCTTTTCCTGAAATGAAGCCTGCATCCTCCTTTACATTATAGTCATCATCATAATAAAGAACTTTCAAATTGGAGTTCGGAACATAAATATTTGCAATACCATCACCAAAAAATCGCCACGTGACTATCAATTCTCTCCTAGCTCTCAACCTAGGATCTATTTTTTTGAGAACTTCTTTTATACCTTTTGACTTTATCTTATTTAATTTCCCGCTGCCTTTAATTTTCTTTAAGCGCGAACGAGCTTTCTTAAGCCGGTGGATTCTCTTTTCTTCCTTAACTATTTTTCGTATTAAGAATTTATGAAATTCAAGCAATAAAGAAAAATCATCTGGATCTTTTTTTAAATCGCTTATAAACCTTGATGCTTCGACAAAGTCACGTTGATATCTAGGAAAACGCATAATCTGCCCCGTTATATTTCACTGATGATAATAGCGAAACTCATAGTGAGTTGCGGGTCAAGCAACAACTTTTAAAATTGTGTAGTTCCCCTCATAGTTTACTTATTGGATTTTTACATACTCTTAAACTGAAAACCGTCTCAGCCTGATTCGTGAATCGTTTCTGATTCAGATGTATTGACAGTCCCCGGCCACCATAGGAAGGAATACCTCCTGTGAATACCTACACCAGAGGTGAGCGGCTTCAGAAGCAACAGAATCAGCGCCATACCCCCCATAACCTTACGCAGCTCTGTGACGCGCTCAGGCCGTTAAAATAAATAAGCACTTTAATGCGGGCGCGCAATGCTCTCCCCACCACGCCTGCCCGCTTAAGGGGGCGCTTTTAATGCAGGCGCATAACCGGCCTCAGGGCGCGCCAGTGCTGGCGCTGGCGGGGGATTCAGTGTCTGTAAAACGCATGCAAAACCATGCACCTTATGCATGCATGGCTTTAATACGTAAAAATGGCGGGATTTTCGGGGATTTTTAAGCGGGCTACTGCACGGCCAGTTCTGCACGGCGGCCGGTGTAATTCAGGTTCTGTGCGGGCGTGAATTTTTCACGACTATCATCGCACGAAGCCGCGTCAGGTCTGAATCCGATAGCCGTTAAAATGTCATTATCCTGCGCCGAATAATTAATTTTTTCACCGGCGACCAGCCAGAGCTGTAGCGCCTCACGCAGATAGTCGAGTGAGTGCTGCATGGCGCAGCGCTGAACGGCGGGGTGTTGCCCGGAATAATTCATCAGTTCAGGGGCAAGGGCGGCGGCCAGCTCCGCGCCGTGCACCTGCATAAAATCATTTAATCGGTCGCGGATGCTGATGCGCTGCACCTCCTCATGCGAGCGGATATAGCGACCGGCAGCCTGATTAATTTCCCATTTTTTCACGTCAATAATTTCACGTAGCGTTTGCAGGCTCCGGCCGCTGTGCCCGCTGCCGGCAAGCTGTTCGCGGTATGCCTGTTCGGCCTGCGTCAGTTCTTCCCTGCGTTGCAGCCATGCGGATTTGTTTGCCTGACAGGTCTCAAAGGCTTTCTGTAGCGTCAGTGTGGTCACGTATGTTTCTCCTGATGACTGGCCGTGCTTACGCACCGGCACGGTTAACGGTGGCCGCCGGTGCGGGTACAGGGATGACCGGCTCTGTCACCGGTGAACGAATAACCCCGTCGATGGATTCAAGCGTACGGAACGTGGCCGAGCATTCGATGTTCATGCACTGGTGATAGCGCTGTTTGACGTTATCGGACAGATACCGACTGGTGCGGGAATGCGCGCTGGTTTTGCAGAACGGACAGTGAAACATGCTTACCCCTCCGCTTCTGTCTCGCCATTTTCAGCCAGTTTTCTGGCAAGCATCATCCTCTTCGCAGGGCTGCGTAACAGCTCCGTATCCACGCCGGTAATCTGCGGCCGGTGCATGCCCGTCACGGACAACAACGGCTCCTGCTTCATATCGAAGTGATACAGGCTGCCCTGACGGCTCAGCGCATCGCGCAGCTCACTGATGGCCACGGACTGAGGAGCGCTTTCTCCCTTCATTTCGAGGGCACGAACACGCAGCAGGAAAGCGCGGATAAGGGCGACAGGAACCGCATTGACAGCCTGAGTCCATTCAGCACCGGCGTAAGCGGTAAAGGCATCTTCATGCGCTGAAAGGTATTTATTGCCGGTGGAGCAGGCAGTCAGCATGGCGCGCGTCCGGTCGGCCTCCAGCTCGGCAATCAGGCCGGTGAACTCGTCGGCCAGCTCGCGACTGGCGATACGCCTGCTGTGCTCAGCTTTCATTTCAGGGGTAAGACTGCCGCGCAGGGTGCGAAAGCGGCTGCGCCAGTCCTGCTCCGCTTCTGCGCTCTCATCGAGAGCGGTCTGCCGCTCCTGCTTACAGCGTTGAATGGACGTATCAATCTCTTTCAGTACCTGCATGCTGGCCGTGTGGGTGTCTCTGGCCGCAGTAAATACGCTCAGCTTGTCGGTGATCCGCTGGCTGTTCTCTGCGTACTGCTTGGCGGCAACGTCTTGCAGGGCGGTAATGGCTGTTTCGGGTTTCATGTTCAGGCTCTCCGTTTATTCAACCTGAAATGATTCTGCCCTTCATCACACAACATCTCGATTCATTGCAGTTGTGGCAGTTCTGGCACAAACAGCACTTAAATCCGGCTTGCCAGAGAAAGGTCTCAGCAAAACCTTACTCACCGTTTGTTTTTTTACTTATAACTATTCACCACTGTTCATCTTAAATAAAAATATATGTAATACAGTAAGATAAAGGGTGAACAGTTGAATGTCTGACTGTTCACCGTCTGTTCACCACTGTTCACCACTGTTCACCACTGTTCACCCATCTTCTGAACTCTCCTGGAGGTGTATATATTTTTTATTAATAAAAAATAAGCCATTAACCACTTTTGGTTATGCATGGATGTGCCAGAATGTGCCAAAGGATACCCACGATATACCAGAACATTGTCAGAGATTGTCGCTGTATAAAAAACAGTCTGTTGTGTGGTGAAGTACTGCAAAATGACTTGTTGCCCTGAGGGAAAATATTCACAAAATAGAGAGCTACCCGAGGCCGGACGGACACGACCGGCACTGTATGGACATTATGAGGTAGCCCGATGCAAACCGCTTTTTCTTCCCCGTCTTCTGCCCCTGCCGCGCCACTGATGCCGGTTTCTGATGCCGTTCAGGAGCGCTTTATCCGCCTGCCCGAAGTGATGCATCTGTGTGGCCTGTCCCGGTCGACGATTTACGACCTCATCAGCCGGGAGGCTTTCCCGAAACAAATCAGTCTGGGCGGTAAAAACGTGGCGTGGGCGCAGTCTGAAATCACGGCATGGATGGCAGATCGCATTGCCGAACGTAACCGGGACTATGACGCATGATGATGACCGTTCAGCAAACAGCCCCTTTTTCTGGCTTGCTTCTTTTCATCGTTTCCAGGTATAGTTTTCCCGCTGCCGCAAAATCGGCAGCCGGGCGTAGGAACCCGAGTTACTTATTGGCGACACCAGACGCGCCATGCGTCTTTTTTTACGTCGTTGCTCAGGCACACCCATTTTCCGGGCTGTGGTGCTTATACCTTAGCCCCTGTCAGATAATGGTGGTCCGGGCGGGGCAGCCTTCGGGCTGGCCGGTTTCCAATAAGGCCGGTATTCCTACCCCCGTTCGGGTCACCACCCATGAGCGTAGGAACTCCGGTGGTGGCAATTACCGCTACTTATTGGAGGTTGCCCCTATGGCTACGACCCTCACCCCGTCACACCCGCAGTTTGTCTTTGTGTTTGCCGCCGTTCGTCGTGCAGACCGTAAACCCCGTATCTGTATGCTCCGCACCGTTGCCGGTGATGAACACGCTGCACGTCGTTCCCTCGTTCGCGATTACGTCCTCTCGTTCGCCGGCCGTCTGCCGGTTGCGGAGGTGCGCGCATGAGACACACCACCATTACCGCCCGCGACCTCGAATGCCTTGAGCATATGCGCAACGTCGGCCAGCTCGTCAACGAGCTGATGCAGGTACAGGACTGCGCCACCGTTCGTCGTGACCCTGCACAGCAGTCACAGCTTACCTCCGTGATTTACCTTATGACCGCCCAGCTCGACGGCGTGGTGGAGCGCTGCAATCAGCGCTGGCTGACCGGGGAGGGCAACGTATGAAAAAGCCATTACCGCCCGTATTACGCGCCGCGCTGTATCGTCGCGCCGTGGCCTGTGCATGGCTGACGGTATGCGAACGCCAGCGCCGCTATCCGCACCTCACCCTCGACGCGCTGGAAAGCGCCATTGCCGCCGAGCTGGAGGGCTTCTACCTGCGCCAGCACGGCGAGGAAAAAGGCCGCCAGATTGCCTGTGCACTGCTGGAAGATTTAATGGAAGCCGGACCACTCAAAGCCGCGCCGTCGCTGTCCTTTCTCGGGCTGGCCGTGATGGATGAACTCTGCGCCCGTCACATGCAATCGCCTGTTATGCACTGAGGGAGAAAATAACGATGAAAATGAACGTAACAGAGACGGTAAAACAGGCGTGCGGCCACTGGCCGCGCATTCTCCCGGCGCTGGGTGTGAAGGTCATTAAAAACCGGCATCAGGCCTGCCCGATGTGCGGCGGCTCTGACCGTTTCCGCTTTGACGATAAAGAGGGACGCGGGACGTGGTTCTGCAACCAGTGCGGCGCAGGTGACGGGCTTAAGCTGGTTGAGAAGGTATTTGGCGTGTCGGCCTCCGAGGCCGCCGGAAAGGTGAACGCCGTGACCGGCAACATGCCGCCGGTTGCCCCGGAAGTGATTGCGGCCGCAGAGGCTGAAACGGAGGCTGACCGCAAGGCTGCGGCCGCACTGGCCGTCAGGCTCATGGAGAAAACCCGACCTGCCAGCGGCAACGCCTATCTGACCCGCAAGGGCTTCCCCGACCGGGAATGTCCGGTACTGACGTCGATGCATAAAACCGGCGGCGTGACGTTCCGCGCCGGTGATGTGGTTGTCCCGCTGTATGACGATACCGGCGCACCGGTTAACCTTCAGCTTATCAATGCTGACGGTCTCAAACGCACCCTAAAAGGCGGTCAGGTCAAAAGGGCATGTCATGTCATCGAAGGGAAAAAACAGGCCGGAAAACGCCTGTGGATTGCAGAGGGTTATGCGACCGCACTCACCGTGCATCACCTGACCGGGGAAACCGTCATGGTGGCGCTGTCCTCCGTGAACCTCCTTTCTCTGGCGAGCCTTGCCCGACAAAAACACCCGGCCTGTCAGATTGTTCTCGCCGCCGACCGTGACCTTAACGGCGACGGCCAGAGCAAAGCCGCTGCGGCCGCAGACGCCTGTGAGGGTATTGTTGCCCTGCCGCCGGTGTTCGGTGACTGGAACGATGCGTTCGTTCAGAAAGGCGAGGAGGCGACGCGGAAAGCGATTTATGACGCCATCCGGCCACCGGCTGACAGTCCTTTCACTACCATGAGCGAGGCGGAATTTACCGCCATGAGCACCAGTGAAAAGGCAATGCGGGTGCATGAGCATTACGGAGAAGCGCTGGCCGTGGATGCAAACGGTCAGCTCCTGTCCCGCTATGAGGCCGGGATATGGAAAATCATTCTGCCGTCGGATTTTGCCCGCAACGTGGCCGGGTTGTTCCAGCGTTTGCGCGCACCGTTCTCGTCGGGGAAAATTGCCTCAGTGGTGGAGACCCTGAAACTGATTATTCCGCAGCAGGATGCCCCGGCACGGCGTCTGATTGGCTTTCGCAACGGTGTACTCGATACCGCCACGGGTACTTTCAGCCCGCATCATAAATCGCACTGGCTGCGCACACTCTGTGATGTCGATTTTACCCCGCCGGTGGAGGGGGAAACGCTGGAAACCCACGCCCCGGATTTCTGGCGCTGGCTCGACCGTGCCGCCGGTGGCAGACCGGAAAAACGCGACGTGATTCTGGCCGCGCTGTTTATGGTGCTGGCGAACCGTTACGACTGGCAGCTCTTTCTCGAAGTGACCGGGCCGGGTGGCAGCGGTAAAAGTATTCTGGCCGAAATTGCGACAATGCTTGCTGGGGAAGATAACGCCACGTCGGCCACCATCGAAACGCTGGAATCACCACGTGAACGTGCTGCGTTGATTGGCTTCTCGCTCATCCGTCTGCCTGACCTGGAGAAATGGAGCGGTGACGGGGCAGGACTCAAGGCCATCACCGGCGGTGATGCGGTCTCGGTCGACCCGAAATACAAGGATGCTTACTCCACCCATATCCCAGCGGTGATTCTGGCCGTGAACAACAACCCGATGCGATTTACCGACCGCAGCGGCGGTGTTTCCCGTCGCCGGGTGATTCTGCATTTCCCGGAACAGATTGCCCCGGATGAACGCGACCCGCAGCTCAAGAACAAAATCGCCCGTGAGCTGGCCGTGATTGTGCGCCAGCTAATGCAGAAGTTCAGCGACCCGATGACAGCGCGTGCCCTGCTCCAGTCACAGCAGAACTCCGACGAGGCACTCAGCATCAAACGCGACGCCGATCCGGCCTTTGATTTTTGTGGCTATCTGGAGGCACTGCCGGAGCCTGAGGGCATGTATATTGGCAATGCCAACATCATTCCGCGTCAGCCGCGCCTGTATTTGTATCATGCCTATCTGGCGTATATGGAAGCCCACGGCTACAGGAATACTCTCAGCCTCACCATGTTCGGTAAGGGGCTGCCAGCCATGCTGAAAGAGTACGGGCTAAGTTATGAGAAGCGCCGAAAAAATCAGGGCATACAAACCAATCTCGCGTTAAGAGAGGAAAGCAACGCCGACTGGCTGCCGAAATGTGATGACCCCCTAGCGAAATAA